AATATCATATTTTTTAATACTTGATGTTGGATTACTACTATATAAATCACACGACTTTAGTATACCTCTTGACGATATGAATTTATTTTGTGACTCAGCTTCTCCAATTGGCGCTTGCATAGTATTATAAATATAATATGAAATATATATGATTACTAATACTATTATAATGAATATAAATAGGTTTAGTAAATTTTTAGGGGTTTTCATCTATTATATAGCTATTTATATTTCTTAAAAATTATTTTATTATATATAATGTATATAATGTATTTTATTATTAAATAAATACATAATATTATTATAAGAAAATATATCCATAATTTTTCAAATATAAGGGGTAATAAATCTAAAAACCGTGATATTACAAATTTTGACTTACTTTCATATTCCGCCTTAAATATTTCTGTATCATATCCTAATTTCTCAATAATATAATCAAAATTTGTAAATCCATTCCCATGAAAGATTGATGGATATATATTATTTTTATATGCAAGTTTATTTTCATTAAATGATATGTCGTGTTCATTCTTATTTATTTTTGATAACATACTATTCATAACTAAAAATAATGAAGAATCGGTATCAATTACAAATTCCTCACTGTGATTACTACAATATTCTTGCATTCTTCGCTGGTCATCGGCAGATGGATTCCCTTTAAATTCATTAAATACACCATTTAGTATTTTTAATACTGTAGATGCAGTTCCAATATATGTTCCTGAATTTATGTAATTAGATTTACATTTTTTATATACAACACTTAGACAACTTGATATTATAAAATTTTCAATATTATGTTCTGAATAAATTTCCTTAGATACAAGTATCTTAGTTAAATCATTTTTAACAAGAGTTAAGAATTTATTTTCTATTTCTTTAGGGTCTGATAAAATAACTACATCAAATGCATCTACAAAACATACAATTTCATTCGGATCTAATGATTTTACATATTTTTTCATTAATTCAAACTTCCATACAAGTCCCTGCCACTTTTCGCCCCATCCCAAGGTAATTAAGTCATGCCCATATTTTTTACAACTTAATTTTAAGTATGGATAATATCTTTCACTATGTGTTGCTACTGTTACGAGTTTCATACTATATGCTAAAAGTATTTAATTATAAATATCACGCATTAGCCATAAATTAGCGTAGTGTTTAGTTTTTTGGAATATTTTTTGTTCACTTCGATATTCACTATATGATTCAATAATTACAGTATTTTTATAACAAATTGTTAGATTATGCGTTTTTAAATGCTCAATTAGACCTCTCATTGAATTATAAAATAGTAGGCTATTTATATAAGCATCCCCTTTATTAGCTTTAATATTTTTCATTAAACATCCTGGTCCTGTTATATCTAATGAACTTGTCTTATATAATCTTAACCTACAACTATCAATAATATCTTCTATACAATCTTTAAATATTGGATTATTTGGAGGGGAAACCATAAAGGCATTATATACGTCGGAATCAAATGAAAGACTTATGCTACTTATAGGCATATCTCTTACAAAAATCTCAGGATTCTTCTCAATAATTGGTGCAAGAGGAACAAGAGACTTAAATTTAATATCAAGATATACTCCCCCTTTCTTATATAAAATACAATATCGCCATAAATCAGATTTATATGCCCCAGGTTTTAAGGTGTCAAATGCTGCAACAACATCTTCATTAAAATTATCTTTAATGAATTTTCTGCAGGCATCATCAGAATATAAATAATAATCAAATTCTGGATTCATATCTAGCAAACTATAAATTGTTTCACGCATCTTTAGTGGCACCATATTTGAATGCCATGACTCGTAGATAGTCAATGGAACACCGGAAAGTACTCTTGGAGCAGTTAATGACTTCCTTTCTATATGAAAGGGCACCGTAAAGAGTTCTTTTGATACTGGCTCTGATATATAGGTAATCCTTGCATAAACTAAAATTATACATATTAATATAAAAAGAGTACCTATTTTTATACTATTATATTTAATTACTGTCATACTAAAATACGCTGGCATTTTTATAAACTCGTCTTTGATTCCATAGATCCGAGTAGTGTCCTGTTTTCTGGGTTAGACGCTGTTCATTTCTATACTCGGAGTAGCCTTGTAATACAACACTCCCATTATATAATATTTGTATTGGTAAGAACATATTAGCGGCATGATAGAATTTTATATTTTTCACATATTCATATCCATTATTTTCAATAACAATTCTTCCTAATAAACAGGGACCTGTTATATCTAAATACCCATTTTTATATAACTTAAATTTACAGCTATTTAAAATATCATCTATACAAAATTTAAATATGGGATTTTGTGGAGTAGAAACCATAAAAGCATTATAGAGGCCTGTGTATTTTCCATTACTACATCCAAGCCGTTGATCTTTTACAAAAATTATAGGATTTGTACGGATTAAATCAATAATAGGCATAAGTGAATAATATTTAATATCTAAATATACACCTCCATTCTTATATAAAATACAATAGCGCCATAAGTCCGATTTATATGCACCAGGTCTTAACATGTCAAAAGCATTTACAACATCAGTTGTAAAATTATTTAAAATAAACTCTCTGCATGTCTCATCAGAATATAAATAATAGTCAAATTCTGGATTTATTTGTAATAACCTATAAATATTTTCTTTCATTTTTAGTGGAACTTGATTAGAATGCCATGATTCATAAATTACAAGTGGTACACCTGAAATAATTGATGGACCCTCTTTTGTTTTTTTTTCAATAAAATGTGGTATATCAAACAGTTCTAATTTTTTATTTATAAACTGCTCAACACTATTTATACCATAATTATTTGATAAATAAATAATTATTCCTATAAATAGTATTAATATATAGTATTTATATTTTGTTATAACGTCCATTTAACTAATATATACTTCTTTTTTTCTCCAAAGCGTATCGTAATGCTCTGTAGCTTGAAATGCTTTTTGTTCACTACGATACTCACGATAAATTGTTAATATTAATGTATCTTTGTAATATATATTTTCAGACATTCCTCCTCCTGTTATATTTAATACTGAACCAAAATGAAAATTATAGGATTTAATATCTTCTGATGAATTACGTTTTTGTATAACTCTTGATAAAAGACATGGCCCTGTAATATCTATCGGAGATGTATTATATCTTTTAAATTTACAATTTTGCACAATTTCATCAATACAAGATAAAAATACAGGATTCTTTGGAGGAGATACCATAAATGCATTATATATACCATTACCAATACTTGCAACACACGAATTATTTCTATCTTTTACAAAAATAACAGGATTTATACGAATTAAATCAATAATAGGTACCAGTGAATAATATTTAATATCTAGGTACACCCCCCCATTTTTATATAAAATGCAATAGCGCCATAAATCTGATTTATATGCACCGGGCTTTAGCATGTCAAAAGAATTTACAACCTCTTCGCTATAGTTATTCACAATAAATTCTCTACATTTTTCATCAGAATATAAATAATAGTCAAACTCTGGATTTACGTCTAGTAATCTATAAATATTTTTTTTCATTTTTGGTGGAACCTGATTAGAATGCCATGATTCATAAATTACAAGTGGTACGCCTGAAAATGTTGTTGGTAATTCTTTTGACTTTCTTTCAATAAAATGTTCAATAAAATACAACTCATTAAATGGCTCCACTGTTTTAATATTTAGCCTATATAAATAAAGAAATATTATTATAAATACTATTAATATAGTGTATTTATATTTAAATACACGCGCCATCTATCTACACTGAATATTATTTTGAATATTTACACTGAATATTATTTTGAATATTTACACTAAATATTATTTTGAATATTTACACTAAATATTATTTTGAATAATTAAGTATCTAATAATACTAAAATTGTCGGGTCTTCTTAATATATATTCTGTTAAAATGTCACGTTCGCTTAGTATCTCATTCAATATTATTCTAACAAATCCTAGCGCACGTGAGTTGCTACATGCTTCAAGTATGCTTATTCTTAGCCCCTCTTTTACACCAGTTGCAGTGCGTTATTCAGTATTAGAGGATCACACTCCTATTAGTGTAGATAGGGTTTATGGCTCTATTCCTAATTCACTTATTACTTCTAAACTATCAAGTATTGATTATAATTCACGTGATATTAATGTTAAGGATTTCTTAAAGCAGTTATCTTAGTATAAAGCACTCTTATTATATAGCTATATATGGATATCTTAGATAAAGAAGCTGAAAAAATCTATAATGTATTTCAGAGTTTTGAATTAAGTTTAAATGCATTTAAATCAAATGAAGATTATTTACATCAAAAAAGATTAGCTCTAGATCCATTTATTTTTGAATCATTAAAACTACTATATTCTTCACAATTAAGGGAGCACTGGAACAACGTGCCTATACCATATGTATCAGATAAGGCAATAGTGATAGTTGAAAGGCGATGCCATGGAAATTTAGAATTTATCTTACATAATCTAGCATATTTTGCACGTGATTATACTATTCATATATTTTGTAGTGAGGCAAATATATTTTTTATAAAAACTATATGCGGGCCACAATTTAAAAATATTCATATTCATATTATATTTAAAAATATTGGAACACCAGAAGAAGGTAAAACTGAATACAATAAATTATTGAAAACAAGTAATTTTTGGAATTTTTTAAAGGAAGAGCATATACTAACAGTAGAGACAGACTGCTATTTATTGCAAAATATTCCAGAATCAATTTATGATTATGATTATGTTGCATCTAGTTGGGCTTGGTATCCATCTGAGCCTGGGGGAGGTGGATTATCCTATAGAAAACGCTCTATGATGCTTAAAATATGCGAACTTGATAATCCCCTATTACATAATTCTACTATGCAGGATAGTTTTTCATCAACTGGAATAAAGTTATTAGGGGGTAAATATTCTCATAATTTTTTTACAGAATCTGCCTTTATAGAAAATCCTATTGGAACCCATCAATGGTGGACATTTTATAGGACCGATTATACAAAAGATATTATTAAAGATTATTTGACACTTAAACTTTGACGAAGGAAGGATTGGCCTTTTTCAATTCCTTCATCGGCAAGTTTATCAGCCACACTATTTTTTGCTCTTGGAATATGTCTGATTCCAAGATAATTAAATTTCTTTATGAGTCCTCTTACTAGATTATGGTAAATAAGAAGAGCTTCATTTCGTACATTCCAACTTCTTGAAACCTGCATTACTACTAGTTGAGAATCGCCTTCAATCACTAAATCCCTAATATTTGATTTAATTGCTTGTTGTAGTCCAAATAAAAGTCCCGTATATTCTGCTTGATTATTTGTTGCCCTCTCTAGATAGACACCTCCCTCTAAATAAATAGAACGTGGGCTATTATTAGTATAAATTACTGCTGAACCACAGGCCTTTCCAGGATTTGGTACTGCTCCTCCATCAAATTGCAATAAGAAACATGATGCAGGGTCTACATTATTTCCAGTAATACTAATATATTCGGAGGTCATGTATTGTGCCTATCTATTTATACTGGTTAAATTTTACGCTTTTTACGTGTGCGTCGTCTAAGAGATTCTTCAGACTTCTTGAAGATTTCTTCTAAGGCACGGTATTTAACCTGTAAATTACTGAAGCCAGAATCCTGATAGGCCACGTATGGGTATGATATAACTGTCTTTAGCGAATGCATTTGAATGTCAAATCCAAGTTCGGGCGCAATCTTAGAATTTGAACAAACTGATCTAAAATATTTAATTGCCTTACTGTAGCTACGTGCTTCTATATATATCCAATGAGATGCGGTTGTTAAGTCGGGATCATAAAAAATGGTGGAGCCTATTTTACCAATTTCTACGGGATTTTTAATAACTCCAGAACCCCCACTGTAAATTTCCCACTTATCTGGATTATTCTTTAACCATTCTTGAATAACTGCCCATTTTTCTTCCCAGTTAGGCACAGGCAAACAATCATCCTCTAAAATAAGTATTTCAGGTAGTCTATGGTCACGTGCATATTCTAAGGCCTTTATGAAACTACGAAAAAGCCCATAGGAACCTATAGGGTGTTCTAAGGCGTTTAGTCGCCTTAATTCAATTGAAGAACCTTCAAAATGTGTTTGTATCTTTTTCCAACGGTCACGTCTTGAATGTAAGTTTATTACAATGGCTTTCATCCTTACTTAGCACAAATATTTTTTAGAGTCTAAACAATAATCTACTTATTACTCTAATGAAGGCGCAATTTGAAATATATATTCAAGAACATTCTCAACTTGTAAAAGTTCAAGCCTTTTTAACCGCAAATCCTGATATATGCTATCGGATGAGTTATAATTTTAGCAACTCATATTCTGAGGCCTTTAATTATATCCCTAATCATGAATTTATTAGCCTATGTGGTTCAGAAAATTTATCAAGAGATGGATGCATATCTGAAAAAGGAGCCTATGATGTACTAATTAACTATACAAAACATAATGGTCTTTTCTACAATAGTCATATTGAATTAAATGATTATCTTCGTAGCGCACTAAAGTGTTCCGATTTATCTATGACACTTGAATCGATTCCTGGAACATTTAAACGGTTATTTAGTGTTAAGGAATAACTTTTTGCAGGCTCATAAGAGTGTCAAGGCCTTCACAATCTTGTATGAGTTCCTTTATACGCTCAGGTAAATGATACCATGGCTTATGAATCCCAAAAGAGTAGGAATTATATATCTGTTCAATGGAAAATTCAATTGCTTCTTCACGACTCGGAATTTTTGCTTTTAACTTTAAACAATTTAATGAATAAAACTGATCTTCATAGGCTCCATTATATGGTCCAAAGAGATCTAAAATAATTAGCATTGTTGAACGCTTTCTTAAGGACAGGCCACCATTTCCAACATGTAAATGGTCCCATGGCCACGGTGCACCGACATAGTCACAATCTATAAATTTATAGATCAGATGCTTATACTTTTTATTTATAATAGAGTCTGTTTGGAAGACTAGGAAGGTTTCTGTAGGGATTGATTCAATAAATGAGCGTGTTGTTAGCACCTTACTATATTCTTGAGAAGTGGCTAAATTTGCAATTCCTAAATTTTGTAGGGAAATTCTGTGCCGAGTTTGTTGGAAATTATTTTGCAGTAATTCTTCTAACCAAAGCCCATTTTCTGTTCCGTGATAAATTTTAATATTCCAGTTTAGATCCAAATTTTCCAGGAAATTATTTAGGACAAATTGCATTGCAGCATGTTTTCTTGGTTCAACTATAATAGCAGTATATATTGCCATGCTTAGTAATAATAATAGTTTTAGTATTTAAACCGACAATTTAAAATTGAATTAATAGATTTGTAGTTAGAAACTAAAGCCATGGGTAGATGCAAGGCATTTACGAAGAAATTTCGTCATTGTCGTGGGCATGCAGGACCCTATAGGTTATGTCACATACATGAACGCTGGTACGTAGATAATTTATGGCTCCCCTATATCTTAGCCCATGTTAATCCCTATAGTAATTTTAACTATATTACACAAATTCTTAGTGACCCTTTTGCGACCTACTTTCCTGAAGGAAGTATTAGGTCTCTTGAAGAATATTTTGATATCTTATATGAAACGGGCCCGCCACAAACTAAGCACAAGGTTAATCTGCTATACCAAATTGCCTGTAGGATTCGGCGGATTACGCCGAGCCTGGCGCCCAACCTCTGGAATCATAATATGGATGTACACGTCCCTATTATTATGACATATTATAGAAGTTATTTTATAAATATACATTCTGATCGATTTATATATGTTGTTCAGGATGTACTTGGGCCCTACTTATATAATGAAAACTTTGAACATCTCATTAAATATGCATGTATACTCTTAAAATATAATTATGATTCAAATGCATGTGCAACTCTTATTAATATTGCATTTGAAACTAACTGGAATTCCTATAGACTATATGATAATGAACAAATAATATTAAATGAAACTGCTAAGTATTTAACTATGATAAAAGGTGAACATATTACTTATGGGGAACTAGAGGCTCTTCAAATAAATGCAAAGAAGGTGTTTAATCATATTACAAATCGTATATCTTATTATAAGAAGAATCTGGTTCCTAAAAACATTACTTTTGGAGAAGAGTTACTACAGGTTGTATATCATCCAGATAATGTAAAAAGACTTGTAGGGTTTGAGACCTAAAGTGTATCTTCAAATAACCTATAGAAATGGATACCGCTGTCACAAACGTAACATATGTATCCATGCTTTTTTCATGCACCGATGACAGAGTTCCTATGAAACAGCGGGTAGAATGGCTACAACCACTTCTAGATGCGAAGCTACGCCTTATCCTTTTTGTAGATGAGATTTATGCAAGTTGGCTCGGCCCATTACCAGACGTAAAAATTATTGTTCTTGAACATGATGATCTTGCTACTCTTAGAACAATTAAGAGTTGTGGTGAAGTAGAGTTACCCCCATTAAGAAATCAGGAAAAGGACACGCTAAATTTCCTCAGTTTTATGAATTGTAAACCAGAACTTCTTGTGCTTGCCGCACCACATGTAATCACCCCCTATATTGCCTATATTGATGCGGGTATTTCCAAGGTCTTCAAGAATCCAGATACTCTTCTAGGACTAAGAACCCTAAATGTACATAATATTCCACTTGTCTTACTTCCAGGATGCAAGGAAATTTCTGAGGTTGAGCCATTTCCCTATTTATGGAAGGGGATCCACTGGATGCTAAGTGGCGGGTTTTTCATTGTTCCGATGACGTGTGTAGATGAATGGTATACGCTTCATACTACTGCACTAAAAAAATTCTTATCAATGGGAACAATTACATGGGAAGTAAATGTATGGGCGTCGTTTACGCACACTGTCAAAGACCGTATTGTTTGGTATAACGGCCCTCACGATGATACAATGATTAGTGGTATTCCAGCCTCTGTAAGACTTCAAACAAGTTCTGGAAGTTCAGAGCCAGACTCAACAGTTTGATAGCGTAGATTTAGTGCTAGAAAGAAGAAGAAACAACTAATAAAGAGCGACAGAATCTGTTCAGTATAGACGAAAGTTGCAAGATGGATTAGACCAATGACTACAAGAATGAGCGATGCCCTTGCATTAGTATTAACCATTTTAAATAGATTACTAGATTATTTAGTTTAGCGAAGCCGTTTAATTTTTCACCACCCATATGAGTACTTCTACATTCTCAGTTTTGTGATCATCTGTATAAAGCGCTGCATTTCCAATTGTTGCCATAATATTTCTCTTATAAGGGATTTCAGTTACAGAAACAGATGCATATTTGTCTTTTAGCGCCTTTTTTAAAGTATCAAGAGGAATTAGACTCTCATTATTATAACTTATAAGAATATATTTAACAGGAAGCCTGTTACAAAGTTTTATAAAAGCATCTAGCGCAGTGGTCTTACTATTCCACAAACTTTGCATAGAAGTATCAAATTCATCTGCTGCCGCCACACGATCAACTCTACGATTTGTTGATAGTTTGACTGCAGGTTTATCCCAGCGTGTAATACTATCCCATATGTGATAGTATGTTGAATATGAGTGTGCAGAATAGGGTGGGTCTAGGTAAGCCAGGTCTGCCTCTAAATAAGGTAGTTCAAGACAGTCGCCGACCTTATGTGTTCCTGGTGCACCTTGTACAAGAGGTAAATCCTCTAAATTCAGTTTATTTGACGCTCTTGACGCCCAATCCTTTAAATATGCCTGTTGAACACCTGTACTGCTGTCGACTTTGTCCAAGGCAAAGATAAGGCATGCTACAAGAATCATCGCCTCATGATGATTGATTCTGCCAGACGTTTCCCATTCAGCAATTATATTGCGAATTGCATCCGCCTTTTTGCCATTATCTGGCTTCCACATACGCACACGCTTATCACTTACAGGATTTACTACATCACAATAGGTATTTGTCAGCCAATCGGTTGTACCTGAAAGGTCACGCAATGTTTGAATAAGCCCTGGAACCCTTTTACCAGATTCTTCTGTTCTTAAGACAAAGGCATTTGCATAGGCCTCGGCGGCCCATGAAAGGTCACTGCTTTGAACGGCCCATCCTTTACAGCGAAAGGCCTGTGAAACACGGGTTGTGCCTGTAAATACATCAATGCATCTTAGAGCCTGGGGATTTGAAAGTTTGCTATCAATAAGAGATAAAATTTCACCAATAAGTGAATTTTTGCTTCCTATGTACTTTATACCATATGTTTGCATAGTAGGGGTAGTTACTCAGCATCAAGAAAGTCCCTTAAATTTATTTAGCGCAGCCGGAACGAGTGTGTTTACGCTTATTAAAACGACGCCGTCTTTTATAAGTGCGTTTTCTTCTTCCTCCCTGTAGATGAGTTGTTCCATCAAAACATTCAGGTGGAATTTGATAAAATAGAGCTAACCAAGAACGTTCCATAAAATGACCCGCCTCTGGATTTGAATGAACTGCTAAGTCTTCTAGAAAGGGTAGATATGCATCCTTAGCACGCTGTTTAATATGTTCTTTGGAAACAGCAAAAATACCCGCAAAAGAAACACGATTTTCAGTTGTTAAGCCTGGAAATCTTGCCTTATACCATTCTGAAAAGGGTCTCGGATTCGCATTAAATAATTTTACTGAACTAGTTGAATTTACATTCTGTTTGCAATGAGCCATGTAGTAATCCATTGTAAAATCCCCCATAATTTCTCCAATATTTGAGCCATAATCTTTTCCAATAAAATATGAATCTCCTGTTTGAAATATTTTTTGTATAATTGCATTAAACTTATCTGGTTCGCGTTGAGCACCTCTATCCGGACAAATTGTAGAACCTTTTACAAAAAAAGTAACATCTGCAAGATCATCATAATGTTTCATTATATGATATATATATGTATGATCACATCGCCCAACATTATCTAATTTTTCATATATTGGTGAATTATATGGTTCGGGTAAGGTTACTTGGCTTGCACCCTTATTATACAGAAATATCCTATTAAATTTATATTTTGAATAGTCTTTTAACCAATCTAATTTTTCATTATATCTTGCAATAACTAAATCAATAGTTTTGGTCGTCATTTGAGACCCCCTAATATTATATATCTAAAATATATAAGGCATCTCCCCATCCTTGGGGAGTCATTTTAGTTAATACTCTTTTAAAATTATATTTTAATAAAAATACGTCAATTTCATTAATTAATCCACACTTTTTATACAACTCTTTTTCATTAACTTCTAAATACATTGCTTTTGCATATTGTATAGATTTAGTTGCACCTTTTAATGCTAATAGTTCTGCACCTTGAATATCAAAATTCCAAAAGTTATATTTAGATGGATTAATATTATTTCTTTCAAAAAAACTATCAATTGTAATTCCTTGGGTCTTAATTGTATTAAAATATACAATATTTGGATATTCGTATTTATGGGTTCCCAATTCTAATATACTTGATGATTGAATATTACTTGCAATATTAAAAGTAACATCTTTATCATCAGTATCCGTTATTATTGCATTATATACATTTGGTATCCCCCTTTTTATAGCTTCATCTACTTTTGAAGGAATTGCATCAATCCATATAATATCTTCATCTTTAATTCCTATTTTATTGTAATAGACGAGTTCTTCACAATTATGTGCACCTACATGAAAACACCCTGTTATATTTATACCTTTTGATAATAAAATCCTATTAACTTCTTCAATATTAATTAACATTTATAATCTCTATATAAAATATTTAGCTCTTTAGGTAATTGGCCTATGGAAATAACACTTCTATATGTCTACTTCTATTATCTAGTACAAGATCACTATGACTTAAATCAGTAATACAGTCATAGGTCTTAGACGTATTCTCTCTTGCAAGAAGATGTATATATGTCTCAATCTTTTTTAAAGGTTCATCAAATTTAACATACATTTTAATGATTTTAAAATTTTTAACAACACTTGCAACAGATGAAATGCCTTTTCCAGGAAGATGTTTGACAATAACATACACATTGTATTCATACCATGGAATCAATGTTTGAATACAAACTACGGATGTATATTCTAGGCCATAATCTGTTAAATGTCTATTAATTCTTGGTTCCCATATGTAACCAACACTCATTTTGGTGATTCTTAGATCACGGCTCTTTAGATTTGTCCTTTTCATAATATTTAACATTCTTTAATTAAGAATAGCAATTTTATCTCCGTAAGGTAGTAATGCGGAATTCAACAAAAAAGAATAAACGGCTAAGAGTGGCCATAATTTTTTCAGGTCGTATTACAGCCTATGAGCATTGTGCAGGTCTAGATGATTTATATAAGAGATATGAGTGTACAGCATTCTGTTCACTAAATAAGAGCAGTACAAATGAATATTTGAATACTTTTTTTAGAAAATACAACATTGGTCCGTCACAGACTCATTTTGAAAAAACAGTTTATCCTGAATGGTTATTTAAATTAAAGAAGCACCCTTGGACTAAATATGATAATTTGTATTCGGCATTATATCATACTAAGCTCGCATTTAATTTAATTAAACCATATATGGTTGCAAATAAGGCGAAATTTGATGTTGTTCTTTTTTACAGAGCTGATATTGATGCAAAGGAGCCATTAATTCTTGTAAAACCGATTAAAAATACAATATATATACCCGACAGATTTTATGGAGGGCATCCAGAAGGATTTTTAGAACAATTAAACATGACGCCACAACAATATGGAACAAATGCTACATTGGCCTATGGTTCATATAATAGTATGCAAGTATATTGTGGAATTGTTGATCGTCTTCATGAGATTTGTCTAAATAATTCAGTTGATTTTCATCATGAACGTTTAATTATGAAGAGCTTAGAACTTGCAAGTGTAAAGGTATATTTATTTAATTATGAATATATACTACATCCTAGAAGGTATAATTCGCACTATGATTTATCTTGATGTAATTTCTAGTAGTTTAAAATTATAGGAACTGTTCAGAAAATGGAGAAGAAAGTCAATGAAAATGATCCTGGAAATGCTAATGCTGAAAATAATCCTGGAAATGCTAATACCGAAAATGCTAATGCTAAAAATGATTCTAAAAATCCTAAAGCTGAAAATGATGTCAATAATTCTGCACCTAGTCGTGCTCCAAGAGTACCTGATGAACAAATCGTAGATCAGTATCCAGGTGGAGAAATACCTAATCCTATACCTGTTACTATGGCGCCATTTACTGTACCAACAAATAATTTATCAGAATCATATGGCGAAGGATATCGTGATGGATATTCAGAGTGCTATGAAAGAAGTTATACTAGTGCATATGCGGAAGCATTTGCAAGATTTGTTGCTCCTAAGCGGAATTATAAGACAAGGCTACCTTCTGGTTCTGACCTTACCTCTAATAACGATGACTCAAAGAACGATGACTCAAAGAACGATGACTCAAAGAACGATGACTCAAAGAACGATGACTCAAAGGTTGATGACTCAAAGGCCGATGAGTCAAAGGCCGATGACTCTAAGGTCGATGACTCAAAGACCGATGACTCTAATAATAATGCAAAGCAAACAGGAGGGTTTACACATGATCTAGAAGGAGCTATAGCAAACCCAGAAGATAAAAGAGACCCCCATGAAGAAGAGGGTCCTGAACCGCCCTTAGAAGAGTTTTAGATAAAATTGAAAGTCTTCATCTATATTTTGTATATACATATGGAAGACCGTGAGCCAACTCTTGGAGATGCACCATGTTGGGGAGCCTTTACATTCAAATATAGAAAGGTAACTATATATGTTCCTTCCTTTCTAAATAATGTAGCAAGGTATAGTTCAAATAGATTTTGGGATAAGCTTCTAAATACATATCCAAATGAATCATATATTAATATGCGTTATGAGGACCTTAATTAATTTAAAGATTTAGTAGTGCAGTATTTAGACCACTAACTGTTTTAATTCCTAGGTCGGCTAAGATTTCTGCATAGATTTCATATGGATGTTCCATTTGATTTATATACATTGGATAAGCTTTTTTGAACCCTTCTGGAGGATTGTGAAAAAGGGAATGTGTACGAAGATCTAGCCATTCAACTACTGTATTTCCTAGGTTAGGTCTATTTACATCTCTAAACATACATAAAGGTACATGATGTGTAGACCATGCCCAAAAGGGTTCTAGAATCGTATCAGGATTTAATCTTAAACGCTCCTTAAATTTATCTGGAATGTTATCAGGAGAAACAGGCGTCCATTTGACTTTTTCTAAGCCTTTTTGCCATAAATCTTTATTAAGACGCTGATGTACATGTATTGCTTCATGCATTAGAGTCTCCATAAATTTAGGTGTAGCCGGCGTATTTGAACACAGGCTGTCAGGTATGCATACGAGATTCTTCGGGCGTGTATGAGGGAATCCATTATCAGCTTTACTATTTAATATGGCAATTTCACAAATACTATAGATAGGAAGACTATCTATAGCGTTTCTTAATGAGCGTTCTGCATCGGCAGATAGGGTCGATAGTTCATAGCCTTGTTCAGATCGTGCCTTGTCATTTAAAAAAGAGTTTGCACAACTTCTACGATAGGAATCGCCAGCCTCAGCCTGTTCTAATATGCTCATACTACTCCTCTAGAGTTTTCTTATTACGTTTCTTCTTCTCCGCATCCATTTTTTCTACAATCATCTTATCAATAAAGTATCCGAGTTTTGGCTGAATCTTTGATTGGAGTACTGAGTTGGGCTGTACACTGGGGCGCTTTGCAATACTAATAGGACTAGTCGTTGCACTAGTGCTACCAAAGAAGGTTATGCCAAAGGCTCGAACAGAGAGCCTATCACACTGATTCAAGATAGGCCCAAAGACTGCATTTGTAGTTGCAGTTTCCCGCTCAGATTGCGATGCCTTTGCCCAGCCAGACTTAGGAACAACTACGCCGGGAATTTTGTCAGCAACAAGACTAAATAGTTGAACAATAGGGTTCATGAGCTGATGTTCAATATAGAATCGATAGTCTGGTTTAAGGCCCTTAGTGCGAATATAGGCCGGCGTTTCAACACGGTCCCCTTGTAGTTTAGCAGCCTGCTGTCCAGCCTGTGGCATCACATAAATGAATTGTAGGCGGTCACCAGATGCAGGGGCGTTTCCTGGATCACGTGCCTTAATACGGTCGGCAAGAACCTTATGAGCAGGAGGCGATGGAGTCTTATACTCTGCCCTTAGGGACTTGCTCATGATTAGATGGTTCAAACTCATGTTTCCCTCAACAAGTTCCGATAACTTTTCAGTTACAAAGGCTAGTGCCTTTGGAATATCTTTCTCACTTAGCAAGATTCGTAGTGCCCCACCATAAATCACCTTTACAAGCGGAGCATAATCACGTCGCTTTGTTGCAATGCCCATCGAAGTCTGCGCATAATAGTCAAGTCCATTCTCATACTTGTTTCCTACGTAGCGCTTCTTGCTAAAGATAATGAAAGGATAGAATACCTTATCATATTCAAAGTCGTGGGGCGCCTTTAGAGCCCGTGTCACAAATTTACCGGCCTCTTCAGTAAGGTCCATTGTAGCCCGAATGGCTTCATCCCCTTTCAGGCTAATACCGGTCTCAGGATTCTTCACATTGAAGTTTACAAAGAGCGAATCTGTATCACCATAAGTAATCTCTGCACTACAACGTGGGTCATTTGCATTCGGACCATAGAAGCGCTCAATAACATCCTTGGCAAAGAGAATCTGTTTCCGCCCATAGGATGTTACAGAGGCCGCCAAATGCTGTAGGCGAATCTTGAAGGTTGGGGAGCCTAGCTGACCATAAAGGGAGTTTGCTGTGAGTTTATAAGCAAGTTGCTCGGCATCAAGAAGTGCCTTCTTAAAGGGATCGGCCTCCTTTTCAGCCTCCTTTCGCTTTGCCTTACGAGTTGCCAGAAGTTTTTGCACGATTTCTGGAAGTGTACCCTTCTTACCCTGGGCATATCGGCAGATTCGTAGGCCCGTCTTAATCTTTGTAGGGCTCTTACGCTTGTCCTCAGGGTCCGTGCCCCAAATATCAAACTGGATATCAGTGTACTGAATATTTGGATCGGCACTAGTTTCATGGCTTTCAGAACCGAAACCAAATTCGATAAAGGACCCATTCAGACTGTAGTTTTTAACCCAGACTAGGGTGTCATATGAGATATTTTCACTAATAATGGTACTCGGATAAAGCGACGCAAAGTCTGCTACACCAACTGGTGAATCAAAGTAGAACCCTGGAATCGGGTCAAGAACAATGGCACCCTCGTAAGACTCTTCCTGAGCCGAACTCGCATTTGGAAGCGTCATAACACACTGCTCACGCTCATAACATTCCTTAAAGATGAGTGACTCAATCTTAATGCCCTGGCCACGAGTAAAGATATAGCCAATAGGAACGGAACAAGCATTTGCCATTGCCATTGCATTATTGAAGACATCAAGTTTCTTGTACAGGTCAAATACAAGAACGCAGTCCTGAATACAGTATGCACCAACCTTTGCACGGTCCTTAGATGACCCACGATGCATTTTGAAGATTTCTTGCGGGGAAACATCGTCCTTTACAACGGCCCACTTTAGCGCCTGACCAGCAGTTAGCGCAAGATCGGCCGCATCGTCACCCTTTGGGGCATCTACATGGATTGCAATGCCCTTCACAATTTCACTAACGATTAGCTTGTCTACAATGCAGTCACCAGTTTCATCAAGAAGAACAATGGCACGGCCTGGAGCAATATCAGAAGTTGTCTTTGTCTTTAGGATCCATGTATCGGATGAACTCGTATCCACAGATTTCAGGTTTCCACTCATAAAGTTCTGGCATACGTCATCGAGTTTATAGGATGCAAGGGGATATGATCGCTTTACATAATGATACAGGTCAATCTGGAGGCGACCATGTGTGGACCAGATGTACATGGTATTATCTCCAAGCGCAGAGCTCGACAAGAACTTTTCCTCAAGTAGCACTTGCTTCTCAGTGTCCTGGAGCCGTGTAAGAGCCTGTAGGTCCGTATGATTTGCAACACCGAGTTCTTCCGCACGTAGCCAAAGATAGCGTTCATCAAAACCAAAGGTATTGTAGCCCATAAGTACATCGACATTCCACTCTTTCATCTTTTTCGCCCAGCCAAGAATGAGTTCCTTCTCAGTTTTGAAGGCATATACCTTTGCACCAGGAATGTTATCACAAGTTCCAAGAACAAAGATGTGTTTATCGTAGGCAGTTTGGCCACGCTGTAGCACAACACCAATCTGAATAAGTGGGTCACCAGCAAGAGGTATTAGTTTTTCCAGGGGCTTGAGGCACTTTCCAATACTAGTAATGCCTGCATCCTTATCCTTTTTCGCTACTTGAAGGGCGGATTCAAGATCACTTGTAAGTTCCTTTGTTTCAAATAGGCGCTCTAGATGTTCACGTGATGGAATATGTCCAGACTTGCTACGAATCGGATCCATATTCTCAGGAGGATTGTCTGGATACAACACTGCATTTAGAAGCAGTTCCTTTGCATTTTCCACACTTGTAGCATGCTGTGCAATAAGCTTGGAAATCCGCTCATAGTTCTTCTTTGGAAGAGGAAACTCACCGTTCTCGGAATAACACTCAATATCCCAAGAGGCGATTAGGAAAGGTGCAACAAAGACTGGTGGGGAGTTGCAGAAGGCAATACTTGTCCAGTGTGCATTAAGTTCAAGGACACCTGAGTCATTAAAGTCTGGCTCCGCATTAATTGTTGCCCAGCCACACGTTTGCAGATTCTGAAGATGGAAGAAGCGGAGCATTGGATCTAGATTCGCCTCAAAGACATCACATACGTGAGATCCGATCACAAAGCACGGCTCATTTTCCTTTGTGAGAAAGACATTCTTGAGATTGCGCCAGCCCTGCAAAGATTTTACAGAGATTTTTGCAAATGTATACGACTTACCTCCTGTGTAGCCGAAAAGCACCTTCTTTTTCACGTATTCAATGCTGTGCGCAAATGAAAGGCGGTCCTTAAGAGTTAGTGAGAACATGGCCTTCATATCTTCAGGAACTTTCACATAGAAGAAGGGCTCAAAGCCTTCAAGATTTACACGAAGATGCGTACCATCACTCGTTGTTGCGAAGATGTGGATAATCATTTCACGGGGCTTGTACTGATTGGCCTGCTTTGTAGCATGAGCCTTCCGCCTACGTACACGATACTCCCCATCTGACTCATAGTTATCATCATTTGCGAATGAAATCTCCCGTACACTATCGGTTTCATTCTCAATAACAAGGTCTTGTGCAAAGGAGTCTAAGATTTGAAACGTCGTCATTCTATCTGGGTAGAAAACCCCTAGTGCAATTATTTAGCGCAATTTTAGTTTCTTGGAAGGTCTTTGTACCTTCTTCTTAGACACCTTTTTCCGCCGGGTTGATTTTAGTAGAGATGAGTAAAGTGTTCCTCCAACTGCACTGCCTTTGCCCGCAGTTGGCTCCTTATTATTACTAGCAGATGGATCAAAGTTTGTAGTTGATTCAGTATTATTCTTTTGTTGACTATCTAAAAGAACATCCTTTGGAGGCGTTCCTACATTTGATGGAATTTTTAAAGTACCAATATTACCAATACCACGATTTGCAGTTATATGGTTTCTTAATTTACTTGCTCCTTCGGAGAACGGTGGAGGCTCTTTCTTTTCAGAGATTGTCTCACTAGGAGGCTCTTCTTTTTCCACTTCAATCTCATCTGTAACCTCCATTGAAGGCACTAATTTTTGCACCTGCTTCGGTTCAGAATTAACAAGAGTTTCCATTAATTCTTTATTTTGCATTACATCATTCGGCATCGCATTAGTGGTCCCAGCCTCATCCTTAAATTTTGATACATTTTTAACAGTGCCTTTTTGTGTTACATAAAGTACGCTTGGATAGCCCTTTATACTTGCACTAGAGAATGGAGAGTTCTCTAATTGATCATAGTGAATCGCTGCAACTCCTGCCTTCCGATTCTTATTATTAACTAAATGGTTCCAAACAGATTCCTTATATCTTTGGCAAGGACCACAAAAGTCCGCATGCACTAAGATATAGATTCCTTTTTTCTCAAAGGTCTTTAAAACTTTATTAAACATTGGTAAATCTGCTGGGCTTCGTAGATCAACATAATCCCCTTTTGTCTTTTTAGCCATTCCTATTTAAGATTAACAATTTAAATAATTACCAAATATTAGATAGGTTCCAGATGAAAGATAACACAGGATATGTTATATTGGTGTTTGCAGTGATTCTTGGGACATATGGTCTGTTTTATATGTCTTCCTATAAAAAAATTACGGAGAATTTTGCCACATATAGTTCATATGCTGAAAAAAATGCCAGTGAATACAAGGTTCTGAATAGTGATACAATAGGTCTAAGACAAGGAGAGACCAAGATGGTTGATTTAACACCCGTGGAAGCGCCCTATACACGGGAACCAATCAATAATCTTCAAGACTATGAGGCAAATGTGGTATATATGAATGAGTCTGATAAAGCACTATCAAAAGAATTAAGAGATAAATTAATGTCGCAACGGCCGATGGATTGGGCTGGGCTTCCTCCTTCTTCATCACAATTTCAGGCGGGTCTAAGAGAATCCTTTGAGAATGCAAAACCCACTGTTCCGGATGATGCAAAGCCTTATCAAAATATTGAGGGTGACCTAATGCAACCACCCGATCTTTCAGAAATGGAGAAAAAGGAAAGGCAAATCCTACAAACTTATAGACCGAAGTTTCCTCCAACGCCGACTTCATATGACCCCCGTGATGCGCAAGAACTTATTACGCAAATTTATGATGCAAAAGGCTTAATCCCACAAGTAAAGCACAAGGATGGGACCAATGTTTATGAAATTGTAGGGGTTCGTAGAAAGGATGAGAAGCCTAAATTTGAAGATGAGGAGGTTGAAGCGTCTACTGATGCAAAGGCTCCAAACATTAATTCTCCACAGATTGCTAAAGATATGAGTCGTAGTACAACAGACCCTTTTTTTGATCCTGGTACAACTGCGGTGGAAACAAAGGGTCGCTCAAATAAGTGGAATTATACATCATGGACGCCTGGGCTTGAGCGTATGTTTGCGCCTACGGAGGAGCAACAGCAGTGGTATTAACGCAGACGTACTAACAAATAGGGTCTAAATAGATATTTATATAAGAATATAATGAGTATGCTCTGTGATATTCGAGAGCGTGAAATTATTCAAAGAGTTCCATCTATCTCCACAAGAACACTTCCTGTTGGAGATATATGGATTGGACTCAGCGGGGAACATGTATGTGCAGGAGGCCTAGTTATTGAGCGTAAAGCAGTAACAGATTTAGATGCATCCATTATTGACGGCCGTTACCGTGAGCAACGCCTCAGACTTTTAACATATTGTCAGCAACAGTCTGCACGGCCAGTATATATTATTGAAGGTTCTCTTGACACTATGCATGGGCACTTTAATCAAAACATTCGCCGACAGTTCTTAAATCGCCTACAGATTCGCTATGGTGTTTCAGTCATTCAAACAGATTCTTTAATTGGAACCATTGAGTTATGTAAGATTCTACAAGAGCAATTTGAAAAGGATGGCAGTACCTTTGTTTTGGAAGATGGAGCGCAAAAGTCCTATTCGCATTCGGTTTCAATTAGCAAAAAGGAGAATCGTGATGACCCAAAGGTCTTCGCATCTTTTATGCTACAACAGTGTCCTGGTCTAAGTGCATCAACAGCCGATGCACTCTTAGACGCCTTTGATAAAACCTTTACAGGTGTTTTTAATGCGGATGAAAGTGCAATTGCAACTGTGAAAGTGAGCGAAAAACGTAAGGTTGGTCCAGTGTTAGCAAAGCGCTTATATACATTGCTTCATTCCTAAATTATTTTTTATTGCTATATAATATAAGCAATGCACGTCCTTATGACCCTCTATGTCGCTGCCCTTTTCTTTGCTCTTACACCCGGTGTTCTTCTTTCGCTACCCAAGGGTGGCTCAAAGTTCACAGTCGCTGCGGTTCACGCTGTTGTTTTTGCTCTTGTCTTACACTTTACGTACAGATTCGTTAAGCGCCTTGCGCTACGCTTTGAGGGATTCGAGGCGCAGATGGCTGAGATGCCTAAGAAGAAGATGTAAATTTCATACAAATTTCCAAAGGTCTGCAATGACATTTGACGTTGTCTGAGATGGTCCGGGTTGGGTCGATGCAGGCAGTACTGAATTAGTTTGTTTCGGTGGTGGGCGTGTTATCCCCTGAAGAAAAGAGTCCGGTGGACTATATTCTGTAGTGGAACGCTGTGGGGCTTGTGTTGGACCTAAAAGGGTTGGTGCGGTTGCAAAGGTGACTCCGGAAGTAACCTCCATTCCTCGTTTTCCTTCTTTTCCCTTTTTACTTGTTGATGCTGGTGCTTTCATAGCCTGTGTGATAGGATTATGCTCACGATTATACTGAGTCTCATAGTGTTTCCAAGAAATATGAAGAAGGTTCGGATAAGTATAGCGAACCACAAATCCATTTTGACGTAACATGTGTACAACATAAACAATGCAATCCTGTAAATCAATGCTAGGGAGTCCTAAGACAAAGGGTGGCACATTGTACATAATATAGTTTGCACTTTCTGAAAGTTGTGATGTGTGAAAGATACGATTTTGTATTTGTGAAAGAATCTGGTTATACGCCTTTAATCTTGAATTATCACGCTGAATCCGTTTTTCATATAAATGTTTTGGTTCTAAGCGTGGAACAATTGTATTTTGCTGAGACATCCCTATATTAGTATTCTAAATCTGAATTTATACATTTAACGTGGCTAAAGCTTTGTAGCCCTGTATAATTAATGATACCACCACTACGAATTGCCTTATCTGGTGGAGGCATGAAAGGTATAGCACATATAGGCGCCTTAGAGGCTCTTGAACAGCGTGGGCTCCTTAAAAGTGTAAAAGAGTATCTTGGAACCAGTGCAGGGGCCCTAATCGCTTTTTGCATAACCATTGGCTATACTCTTTCTGAATTACGCAGTTTATGCAGTGTTCTTGATTTTTCCCAAACGCAAAACATTGATATTGACACAATTCTACAATTTCCTGATGCACTCGGCTTAGATAACGGTAAGAATATTGAACGTTTTCTCGGGGTTCTTATTCGTGCAAAGGGGTTTAAAGAAACGATCACCTTTGAAGAGTTTTATGCGTTACGACCAAAGGCCCCCAGACTCCGCATTTTTGCAACAAACCTAGACACTCTTTCAATTGAAGAGTTCAGTATTAAAACACCCCGAGTGCCTATGTGGCTTTCTGTTCGTGCATCGACTTCAATTCCGTTACTTTTCACTCCTGTAAAACATCCAGAAACAGGACATTTGATTGTTGATGGTGCACTCATTTCCCAATTTCCCTTTTATTTCTTGAGCGATGAAGAAAAAGCACAAAGCCTTGGAATTTGCTTTAATATTCAAATTGTGAATGAACAAATTGAAAAATATTCTTTTATAAAATTTTTCATTAACTGTTATCATTCCGCATATAAATCGCATGATAGAGATTTATTTGCAAAATGGGGTCATCGTATTATTGATATAAAATGTGATGAGAGTCTTACTATTGCATTTAATGCGTCTCAAGAGCAAAAGCAAATGATTATGAATTCTGGATTAACTGCTGCGAAGAATTTTCTTAGTTCATTCAAGCGCAAGCCTGTAAGAAGATATTCTTTACCTTAATTATAATGGCTTCCCGTAAATCTAAGTCTGCAAAGAAGTCTACGAAAAAGGCGAAGCGTGCGCCCTCCGAGTGGAATCTTCTTGTAACGGCGGTCTACAAGGAACTAAAGGCTGCTGACAAGAATGCGACACTAGGTGATGCCATGAAGGAGGCGAAGAAGCGGAAGGATGCCAAGAAGTAAAAGGAGTCCAGTAAATATGGAAGACACATATACTTATTAAGACTAGGTATCTTCCAACCCATCTAACTGTTTAAACTCAATACCTAACTCATTCATAGTCTGTATAACACGTTTAATATCATCCTTATATCGAACTTGAAGACCAATTATAGCAGGACCGGTTTCCCTATTAATAGTACGTGTATAGCGAAAGTAAATAATATCATCATTTGACCCTAAGACCTTTAGAATGAAATTCTTAAGTGAACCCGCCTTCTGGGCAAATTGAATTTTAAAGTAGTGCTTTAGTCCTTCATAGGCTAAGGACCGCTCAAGAATTTCAGGCATTCTAAACACATCTGAATTTCCACCCGAAATAACAGATACTGCAGTTTTTCCCTTAATTTCATCGGCAAATATATCTAGAGCACAAAGACTTAATACACCTGCCGGCTCAATAATAAATCCAGATTCATTATACATTTGAAGAATTTTTGAACAAACATGTCCTTCATCTATAAGAATCATATCATCCAGATTTTGTTTACAAATTGGGAAATTTAATGCACCTACCTGTTTTACAGAGGCACCGTCAACAAAGTTGTTAATCGTGTCCAATCTTACAATAGTTCCGCTTTTCAATGATTCATACATTGAAGGGGCACCAAGAGGTTCAACGCCTATAATCTTGGTCTTAGGACACATATAACGCATATAAGAGGATACTCCTGCTGCTAGACCTCCACCACCAACAGGTAGAAATATATAGTCAATAGGAGTTTGCATCTGTTCACATAGTTCAAGGCCAACAGTAGCCTGTCCTTCAATAACATTTTCATCATCAAAGGGGTGCACAAATTCTTTATGTTGTTCTAAAGCATACTTTTTAGCAATAGCAAATGAATCGTCAAAATTCTGACCTTCTAGAAAGATAGAAATCTGTGAGCCACCAAACTGTTTGACCTTGTCAATCTTTTGCTTTGTTGTAATTTTCGGCATGAAAATTTCACCCTTTATATTTAGTTTATTACAACTAAAGGCTACACCTTGTGCATGATTACCCGCTGAGCATGTTACAACAGAGTTTTTCTCAAGTTGGCACATCTTATTATAGGCACCACGTAGTTTATAAGAACGTACTGGTCCTAAATCTTCCCGTTTAAGAAAGATCTTGGCATCATGACGTAGGCACAGTTCATTATTAAGTTGAAGGGGTGTTTTTTCACATAGGCTAGCTAGTCGTTTACTAGCAGATATAATACTTGCTAGTTTTGGATAATATGCCATTAAGTTATAGGGTTTAATTAGTTAAATCAATTTTATATTTATGAATTTGATTATTTGAACTTATGTAAAAATTTGGAATAAATCTCCATTGCACCCCTCATTCCATTTGTTTGCTGGGCATGATATTTTGCCCTGTAGTACATTGATTGCGCAGAGCGTCGCTGTTCACCAAGAGGTCTTTTTTTAAGGTAACGTAGGGTCTGTTTAGCCTTGGCAACTGTTCCGTAGTGAAGATGAGACTTTTTTCGTGTATTATTAAATAGCATCTATTATAGGGCGTTGTTTAATATAATCTCTATAAAGCACCATATAAAGTTCATTTCTCATAGGCATAATTTTTATTCCATTGCGAAATATTGGCATTGGACCATCAAGTCTTTCACATACATATAGTGGATCCCAGAATTCATGCAATTTAAAACGCATTCCATTTGTAAACACTTCGTCGGGTATTTGAGAACCAAAGGGTTTTACCATTGTATAAAGATAAGTTACAGGCCTTATAGTGTTTGGTGCAAGATCACTCATAATACTGTGCTCTTTAAGAAAGATTTCTGGGCGAGGTCGCCCTATATAAATATCACGTCTTCTAAAACATGACGGTTTAAATACTCTATAATACGATGCATGAATCATATGTTCGGGCGGTGTTTTTTCAATAGGATCTCCTCGTGTCCACACGTTGGGTTTAACTGTCGGCGGCACATATATAAAATAACTGGTCGGCACGTTTTTTAAAGAGTTTATTAATTTATGGAGTTTCTTATTATACGCAGTTCCAGAACCCTCCTTAGATTTGTCAAGAAATTGCGATATTTTTATTATATCCTTGGCTTGTAAACTATACTGCGTAATAATATGTGATAATTCTTGCGCATTATGTTGTTTAATTTCTTCTTCAATCTTTTCTAATTGGTTTAAAGATTCGGTGCCCAAACGCAGACACCATTACTATTCTTCTCACTTTTATACATTTTTTTGTCATTTCCTGGTATTATAGCATTGCATAATTTATTTGAACTGAAAGGAGGCGAGTCCCGCTCTCTATACTTTTTTTGCTTTGACTCATTTAATATATCTTTGAGTAGTTCCTCGGATATATTTGGAATGTTATACTTTTTGGCCAATTCAGAATATAATTTCATTTTAGTTTTCGTATGTGCAATTTCAACACGCACCCTATAAATATCCTCTTCTATGCTGTAACCGCCATAGTTTGGAACACTTGGAAGAAATTCATGGTTTTTTGAAATACATGCTAAAACCACATTTGGATTAATTTTCGGTTCCGACTTTTTTACCTTTCTTGTAGGCATAACTCTAGCCTATAAGTAGATTATGTTGAGGCCTCTGTGTCTCCAGAAACATCGCCTACTGAGCCCCCAAGAGTTTCATTAATAAACTTGAGGTAACCATCAGTTGAGCGGGGACCCTTGTATTCAACACTCTTTCCATCAGGCGTTTCCATTAAAAAGGTCGGGAATCCCTTAATGCTCTTTCCTTTGGCAAGTTCGGGCTGTTTCTCAGGAGATACCATGCGCACATTACACTTCACACCATTTATATCCATTGGACTCTTGGCAACAAGGGATTCAAATTCGGGCTTGGCAGTCTTGCAGTGGCCACACCAGTCGGCATAGTACATAGTGAAGGTGGGCATAGTAGGATTCTGGAAAGATTCAGTAGGGCGCTTTGTTGATATGTAGAATAGGGCACCTACAAGAAGTAAGACTGCAACTCCTAGAGCAATATTTTTCCAGCCTAGTTTCATTCTAAAATAGGGGAACTATTTTTATAGTAGTGTTTTTCCGCCTTAACATACTGTGGATCATATTTGTAATTTTCTATAAGAGGCTTTCTATCATGGTCCGGAAAGTTATAGTATCGCATATTAGGTAGTGACGGTGGAGGCACAAGAGTTTGTAAAAAAGATACTATAATAATTCGTAATTGTTTTAACATTTCTATCTAAACATATAGATATAAATAGCTATAGATGCTCGTGTTCTATAATGGGGAATGGCGCAAAGTAAATTTACCAGACTATATTGATATTTCCTGGACTTATTATCAACGTATGCAGGCTGCACACCTTGTGCTTAAGGGGTTCCAGTGGTCTCAGATTGAACAAATTATTTATTGCTAGATGGAGTATCCTGTGGGAATAACATGGCTGCCCAGATAACAAAGAAAAATACGACTGTATGTAAGAAAAATCCTATTGCTGTCGGGCAACCACCGTTATCAGCAATTCGCACAATAAACCCAAACACATTTTGTGTCATCTTAAATGTTTCTGGGTTTGCAACTAAGAAAAATATAAGCGTGGAGTAAAAGGAATACTTTGCTTTTAGGGCGTAGTTTGCCATCTCTATATTATAACTGGATTTTGTGGAGCTGGAGCTACAACTGGTTGTACTCTTACTCTTTTTTGTATGTCTCTATTAGAAAAATACTTAGAATTTGTCAGAATTGAAGATTTCGGACATGCCGGATCATTCTTTCCATTTAATAATAACGATGATTTAATAAATAATGTATAAAGAATTAAAAATGTTTGATATGAAAATCCCTTTGAAAATTTATTTTCTACAGCCCCCTTTTTAACAAAATTATCTCCATTTAATTCATATTTATCGATTGATCCTGTTCTTACAGGACCAATTATGAAGCCATTTGGAACAATAAATTTAGTATTATTTTTATTATAAATACGAAATGATGCATTAAAGGCATTATTACATGCATTAATAATATCGGACTCTAAATTAATAGTCTCTAGAACCTGTAATTGCTTCATATTTTCAGCATTTGGAATTACATAATAGCCTACACCAGTAATTGTCTGATTTTCAGATGCCTCTAAAAGGTTAAACATAGCATTTATAGTACTATCTAAAACATCTGGGTTTTGTTTTAGATATGTATCAATAACTGTATTTAATGAATCATATAAGTTTGGGTCTCGGCTAAATATTTTTTTGATAAAAAATGACGCAACATAAGTAAATTCACAAATATCTGAAAGAGTTCCTTTATGTTGATTTAGTTTAATGTATAATTCTTGAAAGGGGGATCTTACTTCAAGTTTATAGTCTTTATTACCCTTTTGAACTGCATTTACTATACTTTCTACTTTTGTTATAAAAGGTATTTGTCTAGGGTTTCCAGCAGCATTTATACCATTTCCTAAAGCATTTGATGTTACCTGTGCCTTTTCTAAATCTATTATTTTAGCCCTTAAATTTTGGTTTTCTCCCTGTAGTTCTTGTGCAATAGTATCTCTTTCTCCATGTGCTTTTGCAACTTGTGCTCGTAAATCATCTAAAATATTATTATTTGTAATAGGTTCTATAGGCTTTTCAATAGATTTTAACTCGCCAATTGTTCCTAAGGCATATTCTAGTTTTCTAGTTTTAGCCTGCAATTCTGAATCTAATTTAAAAATTTCAGCATCCTTTTCTCTTAGACTCCCTGTTAATATGCCAGCTGTTGTCTGATGCTTAGTAATAGCATCAATATTATCAGCTATAAGCTTTTTATTCGATAAATATTTTTGTAAAAGCCAATTTAAAATCGCCATAATTTGCTCGCGTGCTGGTATATTTTGTAATTTATTTGTCATACTAATAAGTTCTGCCTTTAGTGCTATATCACTTAAATTTCTTGTAACACTATCTCTTACATATTGAATTAAATTCTGCAATTCACTTTCAAGCATAAGTGAATAAATATTATCCTGAGAATCGGTTGATTGTAGAGCGTGTGAAATTGTATCAGGAATTTCATGCTGTGTAGCATACTCTGCAAGATACTGATCCATTTCTTCTTTTGATATTTGCTCTTGCTCTAATGCGCTAATTAAAAAACTCGGTTTAACATTCCCTTCTTTATCTTCATAACCTGCAATTGGATTCATAGACTGTAGAATGAAGAATGAAAATTGGCGCAGTAAATTTTGCATACGCTCTGTATCGGCACGTAAAATCGGGTTCTCATATGCAGTGATTAAATCTGCAACTCCTGATTCTAAATTTACTTGATAATCCGTGCAGTTTATTTTCTGATCTTCAATTGCTTGAAGTACAGCATTAATTTCTTCAGCAGTATGATATAAATTTCTTACTGTCATAGGTACTACACCATCCACCTTTTCAGGTAGTGTCATACGCAAGCTGTAAAGACGATTTGTTAAGCCCTCTTTTAATAAATTAAATTCAGAAGTTGCACAAGGAGGGAGTGGATTCTGTACACTAAATTTTGAACCAGGTGCAAAGACCTTTGAAAAAACAGTTTTTGCCAAAACAATCTTGTTTAAATTTTTTTCATATGGGAAATATGATGGGCTGAAAAATATTGTCTCTGCCCCAGCTTCAGGATTTCTTAAATCACTTTCACTAACACCAATTTCATTTAATCGCACATTATCACCAATAATAACAAGTTCATCAAGATATGGTTTTGAACCTGGATTATCTATGAGTTTTTTCCTTTTTGAGGCTCGTGCCCGCTCTAAAATAGCCTTTATTTTAGGATCTGGAATACGTGATGATACACTTTTTAGAGGCTGTGGACGTTTTTGAAGCCATCCATGTGTTGTAACGGGAGGCAACTTTTCTGGGTTTAAAGATTGAGATGGGTTTCTAGGGGTCATAGGCATTTCATCGGTAAGAGGTTGGTTCGGTTTTGCAGGATTTCTATTACGCCATTGTAAACGCCTATTTGCAACTGCAGAACCAACTGTTCCACTTTTTAAAATTGATTTAGGACTTGACATCCTCTCTACTAGATATTGTAGATTCCTTGCGGGTTAAAGATTAAACGCTATAATAATATAGAAATGTCGGTAGCCCCAAAAATTTGTAATCCGTGGAATCCTAAGAATGTTGTCATTTCAGACAAAGAAGTATACCGTATTTTAAAGGAGTACGGCGTAACCCAAACAGGTATAGATATCTCACTTTTAAAGCAGGCGTGTGTCCATACAAGCTATATGGATAAATCGGAGATATGGGCAAAACAGGATGAACCAATGGTTCTTGCTGAGCGTCCAGCAAATTGTCTTCCGTTGCAAAAAGGGGATAATGAAGAAATGGAATATGCTGGAGATGGACTTCTTAGTGCAGTTGTGGGGACATATTTGAAGGAGCGGTTTTCAGGGCATGGTGAAGGGTTTATGACAAATCTTCGTACAGAAATTGTAAATAATGATCGCCTAGGAGAACTTGCTAAAAAGATCGGATTTACACCGTGGCTAATGATTAGTCGGCACGTAGAAGATGTGTGTGATGGGCGCAATAATCTTCGGCTTCTCGGAAGCATGTTTGAATCGTGGATTGGGGCGATGTATTATTCATTTGGTAAAGGAGGAAATGGATTTGCCGCCGTGCAGACCTTTGTTATTAATGTGCTAGAACGACATATTTACTTTATGGAACTTATTACCAAGAATACGAATTATAAGGATCAACTTCTTCGACTATTTCAGGGGCGTTTTCATCAACCACCTAAATATAAGGTAATTAAGGAAGACGGCCCAAGTCATGATAGAACATTTACAATGGCAGTTCTTGATATTCATGGTGGCGTAATTGCATCTTCGGCTGCAAAAAATAAGAAAGAGGCTGAGCAAGAGGCGAGTCGTTTAGCCTTAGATTTACTGAAGACGCTGGGCTAATATTCTTCAATAATTTTCAGCCATCTTTATAGATGCCTGGATTTAAGCCTAAAGGGAAACAAATAGAAAAGCTTCCAGAACATTTGGCAAAACAAGCAAAATCATCGGAAATTGAGGCAACAACACCTGTGTCAAAAATGGGTACTATGTTTGCTACAACGGCGCAACCGGTTTATGCTCCCCTTAAGATTAAAAAACCGAAGGGAGCACTAAAGAAAGCGGAAGAGGCTTTAGAAAAGGCGGAAGAGGCTTTAGAAAAGGCGGAAGAGGCTGAAGAGCCTTTAGAAAAGCTTGTAAAACCTGTAAAACCTGTAAAGTCAGAAGCATCAGATGACATATTAGGCGATATAGAATCCGATGACTTAAATGAAATGAAAGTACTTATTGAAAATGAGAAAAAGGGTTATAATGAAGATGGGGAGGACAAGTTCTATGAACCTACTCCAAGTTCCTATGTGCATACAACAAGCCGTGGATTCTCAGACTTTATTAAACAAACCTATAGTTCTTTTATGCTCGACCCTTCAACAACTGCACCGCCAGATCAAGAGAAATACCCCTATCAGCGTTTTATTCGTGAATATATGCGTAATGAAAGCCCCTATAGAGGTATCTTAACCTATCACGGCCTTGGTTCAGGAAAGACCTGTACTGCCATTGCCACTGCGGAAGCTCTTTACTCACGTGGGCACAAGAAGATTATTGTGATGACACCTTTTTCACTAAGAAAGAATTTCCTAAAAGAGGTAAGCCTTTGTGGATTTCGCCATTACCGTTTAAATAATTTCTGGACCTCAATGCCAGTATCAGATGCCGACGCCAGACTCTTTGCAACCTCTGTTCTTGGAATACCAGAATCCCATCTTCGTACTGCAACATATGTTTGGATTCCTGATTTTCGCCAAAAGGAACCCAATTACAAGAGTCTTAGTGCCGACCAGCAAACTGAGATTCGTAATCAAATCATATCAATCCTTATATGGGATCCTAAAAAGAACCCTACTGGGCTCATAAGATTTATTAATTATAATGGAATTTCCGGGAAAAAATTAATGGAAATTGCGTGTAAAGACGGCGGCGCCGATTATTTTGATGATGCAGTTATAGTTATTGATGAAATTCACAACGTTGTTCGCTTAATACAGGGTACAATTGACCCCTATCTTCTTCCTTTGGCTGGGGCCAAGCGTATTATTGAAAAGGAGACCGTAACTGTGGAGCCATGGAAACCCTCTCTTTGTGCAAAGCCTGATAAGAATTATATGCGTGGCTATTTATTCTATCGGCTTCTACTTGGTGCGAAGAATTCCAAAATTGTTGGGCTAAGTGGTACGCCAATTATTAATTTCCCAGAAGAGGTTGGAATTTTAATGAATATTTTACACGGCTATATACCAACTCTTGAATTTCTTATACAGGAAATTGGAGATGCTAGACAAAAAGCAATAAAGGATCTTTTTATGAAAAATATTTACATTGATTTTGTGGGTGTAATAACGGATTCTACTGGGCGGGGCTCAAAGGTTACATTAACGCTGTTACCCTACGGAATAAGAAAAAATGCAGATGGAGTTGGAGTGGAAAAAATACCTTCAGATGACCCTAAACCTTCTATAGATGAGATTATAGCTAGTCTTAAAGAGTCAATAGGTGCCGCCAAATTTACATTAAGTGGGGAAATAACAACAAAGGCCCTTCCTCTTCTTCCACCTTTTGGCGAAGAGTTTCGTAAGAATTTTATAAGTGGCGACAAAATTAATAATAAGTTAGTGCTAGTAAAACGTCTAACTGGACTCATATCATATTACAAGGGCAGTCGTGCTGATTTAATGCCTCGTGTTAAGTCCGATACTGTTATTAGAGTTCCTGCAAGTATTTTTAGCCAAAAGGGCTATGTTTCAGCACGTAACGAAGAGATTTCAAAGGAAAAGAAGAAGAAATCGGGGGCGGGAGAACTTGGTGGGGCTTGGGCGGAAGTCTTTGATGTTGGCACTGGTGCGCAAACAAGTAACTATAAGATGGCCTCAAGACAGGCATGTAATTTTGTTTTTCCATCGGATGTTATAAGACCAAAGCCGAAGAATAAAAAGGAGGCACGTAATGAGGCTGATTCTGGGAATAAACTTGCCGATATTATAGATACTGTTATTGATACAAATAGAGATGCTGACTTTCCTGAATTAGATGATGATGAAGATGATGCTGGAACTGTGAATGATGAAGATGAGGCATTAAGAGAAGAATTGGAAACTGGGCCTCCTGTACTAGAGGGACAACCTGTTTTAGAGCAACCGGTTTTAAAGGGTGGTGCGGAAGATCCTGACAAGGTTGATCTTGCAACTATGCTTGCGGAACCAAAAGCAGTTGCACCAGCGCCAATAGCTGCTGCTCCACCAGTACCGCCTAAAAAATTCACATTTAAACCGAAAGTGGTGGCGCCAACACCTGCAGCAGTTGTAGAAGCACCTGTAGAAGCTGTAAAAGCACCTGTAGCACCACCTGTAGCACCTCCCAAAAAATTCACTTTTAAACCCGCAGTAGTAGAAGCAAAAAAAGCAGAGTTGGAAGACGCTCTAAAGGCCAAAGCCCTTGCTCAAAAGGGCGAATGTAAATCCGGTGTAAATGAGCCATATGATGATGCTATTGCAAGAGCGAAGGAATGCTTAGCAACCATTGGCAAGTATTCACTAAAACTCGGTGGAGAAAATGGCCTAGAAACTCATTCACCAAAATATGCCAAAATGTTAGAAACAATTGGTGCAAGCCCAGGCAGTAATCTTGTTTATTCTCAGTTCCTTGATATGGAGGGTATTGGCATCTTCCGTTTAACAATGAATGCAAATGGCTATGCGCCAATAGAGATTACTATAGGTCCTTCAGGCCCAATATTTACAAAAGACACCTTGGCGAGTCTTGCAAAGGGTCCAGGTGGACAGTCACGTTATATGACCTTTTCAGGTGGGGAAGTAGAAGATATCCGCCGCTTCTATTTAGATATTTTTAATGCAAATTTTAATGACCTTCCTGAAACACTTAAATCAGTGCTACAAACAAATAAGTTCATAAATAATCACAAGGGTGAAATTGCGAAAGTATTTTGTATTACATCTGCAGGTGCAGAAGGTCTATCACTAAAGTGTGTACGTGCTGTTCATATTATGGAGCCTTATTGGAACGATGTGCGCTTAAAGCAGGTTAAAGGACGTGCTATTCGTATTGGCTCACACTTAGAACTTCCTGAAAAGGACCGTGATGTTAGTATTTATACATATTTAACATGCTTTTCTGAGGAGGCGCAAGTAGCAAAGGTGGGAGATAAGCGGATTGACGAAACTATTCGCCAGTCAGATGCGATTGACCGTGAATCTGCACTAACGCTTAAGCTACCTATACCAGAAGGAGCTATGCAATATGTGCTATCAACAGACGAAAAAATTTACGAAATTGCTGAACGAAAGAAGGCCATTACAAATGCGCTAGAAAATGTCATGAAGTCTGCAGCGGTAGATTGCTCACTAAATATCAAGGAAAATAAGGATGGAACCTTTCAGTGCATTACTATAGAAAATGCGGTCGGTGACTTTATGTATCATCCTGATATTGATATTGATATAAGAGAGTCTGCATCTAAATTTGCGGTTCAGGCTGTGGAAAAACCTGCACTTGTTGTTAAACCTGCAAAAGTTGTTGATTATATCTTGAAAAAATTTAAAGATACCATATACAGAATGAAGGAAGTAAAGACAGACGGACTAGTAACAGGCTTTGAAATGTATGAAAATGTAGACGGCGGTAAGTTGCAAGGTAAATCTGGTGCAAAAGATGGAAAACCTGCACCACCTGTAACATGGTTTAAGGAATAATTAGGTATATTTACAATGGCATGGGATACAATAAAATCTGTATATCTCTTGTGCAATGCTGAAAAAGAGCCTGAAAGATATAAGCGTCTTATACCACATCTTCTGATACATGGAATTCCTAAAGATAAGTTAAAGTTAGCAAGCCCTACGTGGGCAGATACATTAACTACAGAGTCTATATTTAATCTATATAACCCATACCTAAATCGTGGAAATATTCCTAAATTTAAATCTGGGTTTTTAGCAAAAAGGGAAATTTCCTTAAATATTAATTTCTATAATATAGTGCTCAATTCACTAAATGAGTTATCTGGGAATGAGTGTCTCTTAGTATTAGAGTCAGATGTAATTTTACGTAGAGATTTTAATGATCGTCTTACCAGTGTTATTTCAGACCTATCAGGAGTTGAATGGGATTATGTAAGTCTTAGCGGATCTGAGTGCGATGTAAGTTATAATGGTCCTACTAAATTACATAGTCCTCCAAATAATTGGGTTTTACGTGGTACAAATTCAATGTTACTAAGTCAACGATTTATTAAAAATTTGCAAAAGACATTTTTACCATTTAAGGAATCCTTAGAATGGGAATTAAATTTCCAAATGCTTCTTCATAAGGGGATTGCACTCTGGTGTAATCCTCCTCTGGTATCAAATTAATTTTAATGTATATCTCACACATTTTACTTTTAGTAAATTTTGCGAGTATTATCTTTTTGTAGTTTTTCTTGCATTTTTTTTCTTCATTTTTCTTGTTTTATACTTTCTTTTGCCACCAGATATTTTTTCTAGAGGCGGTCTAGAAGCTTGGCTTGTACTAGTGGAAGCTTGATCACTCGTAGTTGTAGAAGCTTGGCTTGTACTAGTGGAAGCTTGATCACTAGTAGTTATAGAAGCTCGACTTGTACTAGTGGAACCTTGATCACTAGTAGTTGTAGAAGCTTGGCCTGTACTAGTGGAACTTTGATCACTAGTAGTTGTAGAAGCTTGGCCTGTACTAGTGGAACTTTGATCACTAGTAGTTGTAGAAGCTTGACTTGTACTAGTGGAACTTTGATCTACATGTGTACTAGATCCCATATTAAGTATTCCTTGCTGTAGAATAATTTCTTTTGTTGAAGATAAAATACTACCATCTGGCATAATTGTCACACCTTCAGGCAGTGTCGTTATAACACCAGAAGGACTTACAATTGTACCATCTAATGCTATTGTTGAACCAGGGTCAATATTTATTGGCATCTATATAATTATACTATAAATTATCAGGCCGTAAACGTGTTGCAGAATCCATATCTCTTGTAATTACACGAAAGATAACTTGAATTTGGTGGCTTAAGTTTAATAAGCGACCTGATGCAAGTCCTGGCGCACTAATAAGAGCATTCATAAAAGCAGTATTTAGTGGAACAGTACCACCATAGGATACAGGTGAGGTTGAACCGGTTGTTGGATCATTAAATTTATTTCTTATAATGATAAAATTACTGTAGCCAAGTTTATTAGAACCTGTTCTAAATGTAAGTGTTGGACTAGAGAAAGTCATTTGTGCAATATCAACAACAACATGTCCCTCTGAGCGATTAATATAACTTAAGAAATCTGCTGATGCGGGACCTTGAGGGCTAAATGCACTAGGAAGATTTACATTGCTAAATACGATTCTGTCTCCCTGTGTCACAGCAAATTGAGAAAACCAGGTTTTTGTCTGAACCCATAAATACTCTCCAGTAGTATCATAATAATTCGTGCCTGTTGCATCAACTGGATTTGTTAAAGCAGGTTCCCATGCAACACGAACTGTAGGAGGTGGTCCACCTGTTCCCAACATTGCAGATGTAACAATACCACTTACATCAATTGCATCTGACCCTGTACTTAATAGACTGCCATCAGGCTTCTGAATCTGAATTGTCATTCGCTGTAGTGTAGAAAGTGGTGTAGGGTAGTATACCTTCTGGCACTTTAGGAATTTAGGTATAAGTCGAGTAAATCCACGATTCTTTAGTCCACTATCGGAAGCCCAATATGCGTCATAACTAACAACGCCAAAAGCGTTATTTAGCCCATCATTTGTTCCGAAACCATTTGTATTTAGTTCATCAATACGAATCTGTAAATAAGGATATGATAATACATTTATGTTTCCATCTGTATTATATGCTGTTGATGATGTTTTTGTAGAAAGAATATCAATACCCTCTGTTGGCATAATAACCTTTACAAGTTCAATGCGAACAATGTTCTTGAATTTAATATAGGTCGACGGAGATAATCCAAAGCCAGAGCGGTTATTTGCAGGGTCAAAGTTTATAGAAAAGTTGTAACGATTTTCAGTGGTATTATTTACCCAATCACGGTCTGCACTGTATATAAATAGGTTATATTCATTATCTCTATAGGATACAACATCGCTTTGGGGCTTGATTATGTCTTGTGGAAGTGGGGCGCGTCCACGAATACCCTCAGGAAGAACAAGAGTCGGATTTGCATTTGGTAATGCACCAGTTCCTTCTCCAAAGAATGACCGTCTAGGATCAGGCGCTATATCAACAATCTGATTTGTATTAGTAAACCTGTTTGCACGAGCTGAATCTCTTAATGCTAACGCATTTAGATCATTTGCCGCAAATTCCTTGGAACTCTCTCTGAAAAGGTCATCCGATGTCATACGCTTTATTATATCATCTGCACCCTGCTTTCTAGAGACTTCTTCTGGGCTTATACGGGACTCCTTAGTAGCATCGTACCTATAAGCCTCTTGCTCACGCTGTTTCTTTAGTTCTTCTAAACGGCTGAGCGTCGGATAATTATCTTCCACCATTAATTGAAATTTGGGGGCTGCAGGCACAGATTTGCCACTGTCTTGACGCTCTTGTTGCATAGAATCAAAGCGGGATGATACATCGTTTCTAATTTTATCCATCTCTTGTTCCCCAACGGGACGTGTCGGACGATTTAAATATGATATATAGTCTGGTACTACTGCCTGTAAAACAGCCTTATTAAGATTTTGTACACTCGTATCTACTGCCTCATTATCATTATATACCTTGTTCATGTAGTATTTTACACGTCTTTCTAGAGCTGTCTTTTGTGTAGCATTTAATTCACCACCAATTCGCCGATTGAAGTCTTTTATTAAAAGTCTTTCAATAAATTCTTCATTTTGTTTGGAAATAAATCCATTCTTGTTATCACCTTGAGCATTTGCCATTGTCTCTATCTATTCATAGTGAAAGGTTCTTATAAGTGGCTAAATCCGTAAAGCCTAGGTTGCAAAAAACCAGGACCTCATTTTAAGCATATCAGTGTCTGTTGGCTTTGAACGAGAGAATTCGAGAAAGTCATTGCCATATAACATATGAGTAATAAAGTATAAACAGTACATACCACATTCGGTATTTTTATATTGAAGGCGACGTGAACTTGTATATAATTTATAGGCTGAGTCGTGTGTTGTTAGCCATTTCATGAATTTTTCCACCTGCTCGGGTGGTTCCATGCCATAAGAATCAAAATAAATGCAAATTTTTTTGTTTAAGTCGATAAAGTTTGCGACCCAATGACTTCCACCCTTATAATGAGGATCTAAATTATAAATAATTCCTATGTATTTCTTACCATTTTTTAATGCATCTGTTACACTTAATGTGCACATTTCATTCATTAAACAAGTATCAGTATTTGTTGCAGTATTTTTATAGGGATTAGGCGCACCAAAATCGATTGGAAAAGGGCCCATAAATTCAAACTCGGGATTCGATTCTTTATATTGTTTCATTACGGCAGCAATATTCAAACTATCTAGCCAAGTATCGGGTTTTGATAACCATTTTTTTGGTATTGATGGGCGTAAATATTTGGTTTTTAGACTCTGTTTTTCACTGTCTTCCAAGGGAAGGGCGTTAAGAAAGGTTTCTTCACCTGGCTTATTAAGATTGAGTACTTTTTCTATTGCCCTACGTAATGCTACTCCCGATAAGGGCTTCACATTTAACTTTTTTGCAACACGGTCTAGCACTTCTTTAGGAAAACAGCCTATTGCCGGTCGTTTTAGTCCAACCGACGGATGACATTGATTTGGGCCGGCATTTTGACCGGCTTTTTGACCAGCCTTTACACCGGCATTTGTTTGTTTTCGTGTTGAACTCATTCTAACCTTAGTTTAGAATGGAAACAAGCGGAACAATTAATTTAGTACGTTATTGGAACTATATATTTTCTCCAGCTATTGTACTTCTATCATTTTTTACAGTATATGTATTAACAGGACTCAAACCGATTCAGACAATGAATTCTCGTCAAGTTGCAGATGGAATAGATAGATTGAAGGGAAATATTAAATCATCATATTAGAGAGATGTCTGCAGGTTCAAGCCTATTTCTTGGATTTATGATTCTTATTTTTGTCGCTGTTGCAGCGCTAACATTTTACTACATATCAACAAAGATTGGACACGACGATAATTCCAAAGAGGTTGGAAATGCTATTAAAACAATTGCATTTGCAAATACGGCTCTTATAATTGTTCTAGGACTTGTATCATATATTTTTATTAATAATAATGGTTCTATCCCTAAAGCATATACATTAATCATGTTACATATTACTCTTCTATTCTCAATGACGGCAGTGAGTATTGCGTCAATTGAGAAATTTAGTTAGACCGCACTAGGTATAATAATTGCCAGTATGCGATGTTGTAGTCTAAATTTACCCGTCCACTGACCATTTACTGGATTTATATGAAATGAAATACCCTGTAGCCTTACAACAGTACGGATTTTGTCAGCTGGAACAAGAAGTCCGGATTTAGATATTCCACGAGTCCAGAGCTTATTTGCATATACAATTGGCCCCTGCGTATCATTTTCATTAATTGGGCAATAAAGATTCATTTCAGTATTATTGATAATAGACTGAAAAGTAGCTTTAATATCACTGAGTTTTCTTGTAAAAGGCTGACCAGGAAACCATCGCTGTTGATTAGTAAATACGGCATTTAATATCGTCTCTTGTAGCATTAAAATTTTACGAAGAGTGTTTGGGGATTCTTCAAGAGATAAGATAAGACGGCCTGTTAAAGGATTATATGACTTAATAGGGAGTAGTGGGAGTAAGATATTGAGCGCGGAGAAAATCATATCATTGTCTTTATAGCCGAAGGAAATTGTTGGTTTTTGTCCTTGGGGACTTGAGCCTAATTGTACATTTTCTACTTGAAAGGTTTGTATCGGTATGCACCACTCCATTGATTAGTTATAATTATTGTATCCTTAGGCGCTAAGTACTACTTAAGACCTCTATCTATCTTACTATAAGATATGGACACTCTAAATTTATGTTGGAGGGGCATGGCTGGAACTGGTAAAAAAATGGCGCTTCATAAGCATTTGGCAACAATTGCATCTGAGCGAAATTTACCCTTTACACTACAAACAAAATGCATTAACGGATCTGGAGGTGGAATTAGTGAAGAAGGGGATGCTGGAGATGATGATGAAACATCCGGTCAAATTACATACGAGTCATCCAATGTTCATATGGGCTTCGATATTGCACGTATGTCTATGCAGGACAAGCAATATCTTCGTCCTATTTTAACAAATTTGGGGCAAGGGAGTCAGGTGCTTTCAGGAACAAAAGGGCGGGGCGCACGAATTATTGTGTTCTACCATGCACATCTGCTCAGTTCAGAGTCGGTTCTTCTTATACAGGCTTGCTTAGAACAAAATGAATACGATATTTCTGTTTGGATGACTTCTGAAATGCCTGTTCCACACCGCATTCGTGACTGGTTTATTGAAGTTCCTGTTTCCTCAAATATTGATAAGTCTTTCGAAACCTTTTCAAAGAGTGTAGAGTTTGTACCTGCATCATGGTCCCTAATATTTAAAAAACTTTTTGATAAGTGGCTAAAGTCGAAGAAGCCCGTAATAGAAGACATTAAAGAAGTGAAGTCCTTTGTGTATGAATTACTTATGAGGAATTTTCGCTGGGTTGAGGCAACACATTTTATTCTTGATACGATTATTATGCATGATACTATGACTGAGACACAGCGTAAAAAATGTATTGAAGCGCTAGCCTCATGTGAGGCAACGGGTGGTGGTTATACTATTCCAAGTTATCGGATCCCAATTATTTGGGAAAGTCTATTTATTAAATTCAGGAGTATTCTACACGCTAATTAGGGGAACAATGCTTCCAGTTATTCTAGAAGAAATCTTAGCTCAGGTGAAAAAGGTTTATAAAGAGCCACCTATGAAATTTGTAAGAGCCCCTGTTAGTGATGCAGATATTGATAGAATGGAACAAGCAATTAAAGAGGGTGCAGAATTTGACCGTCTTGGTCTGAAAGCAGAGGTATGGAAGCGCTATAAGAATGGTACAAATGCTATTCAGTGTTTAGATTCGCCAATTGCAAGAATTGTTGCGGTTTTACCAAAAGGCTTAGAAGTTCCAGATGATTGGGGGCGGATCTTTCAACTGTTTGGAATGCCGAAACATGGTCCTAAATGGAATGTATATTGGTTCGGTTCTATTACTCCCCGACGCTTTCCTAAGACTGGTCTTCCACTTGCTGGGGAACATCTAAATGGTGGATATACTCACCTTTGTTCAACAGATGGTATCTTTATATATCGTATTGAGGAAGCCAGTCGTGTTCTAATTCACGAACTTCTTCATGCATCGTGCCAAGACCCTGTAGAAAAATCCATACCTCAGCGTGAAGCGCATATTGAAACCTGGGCTGAGCTCATCTTTGTTGCCTTTCGGGCAAAGGGTTCAGAAAAAGAGGCTCTAAGACTATGGAAATTGCAGACACAGTGGGTATCAGATACAAATAATCATGCTGCAAAATATAATAATGTTCACAGTGAAGATGATTATGGTTGGAGATATTTAAATGGGCGTAGTGATATTTATACATCACTTGGTTTAGAACTTCCGCCAGTATCTGGAGTTAAGCCAGAGCGTTCAAGATTTACACATCCTGAGTTGGGGGATTAGAAACTCTAAAATTGACCTATAACTAATCTAACCCACCATATAAGAAAATAATATGGGAATACGTGGGTTATATACTTATTTAAAGTATTATAGGCGAACCTTTGATTTAAAAGATAACAAAAAGCCACTGTTAAGAATCGGCATTGATGCAATGTCGTTTCTTTATAGATATCGTGAAAATACCGAAGAAATTAATCTATGTCTTAATACCTTAAAGGCACAAGGACATAAGATTTTATTTATCTTCGATGGAAAACCGCCAGTTGAAAAAGACGCCGAAATAGAGTCTAGAAAGGCTCATCGTGAAACGGCTGCAACTTCTGCAATTGCAATTCAGACTTTCTTAGAAAGTCAATCCGCAAAAGAGATTGATAATTCTTCACTGCAACTAATTGAGGATTCTTTAAAACGGTATCAAATAAAGAGTTGGAATGTATCCCGTAATTTACGACGTGCCTTCCAGGATTTGCTATGGGACTCAAATATTCCTTATGTTAAATCGCTGTCTGAAGCAGATGACGTTATTATTGACCTATTTAAGGGTAACAAGTTAGACGTTATTATTAGCAGTGATATGGATTATGTTGTTGCTGGTATTAGTTGTTTATGGGTTCCTAATCGGCGTGGGCCTCTTTACTTTGAAGAGATCATTCTAGATAATGTACTTCAAGGAGAGAGTCTGAATAGTCAGCAACTCATGGAAGTAGGTATCTTATCAACTATTGTACAATGCAGTACAGCCTTCACATGGGTCCGCCACTATGGGTCAATTGAAAATATTCTGAAAACAAGCCTACTCGCTAATAGCTCTTTGAATATTTTAGAGGGACTAAAACGCTTTATGAACCAACCTGTTTATTCTCGCATTCGCCCAGACCATTTAGAGCGAGTAAAAGAATTTCTAGATAGTTTGTAGATGAGTACAAAAGGTACTTATTATATACCATATGTTATAGCTTTTTTAGTTATATGTGTGGTTTTAACATACGGCATACAATATGTTGAAGGATTTGAGGCGCCTCCTGCAAAACCAGTTACTCCGAAGAAACTTGATGATATTCCAGTTATAAAGGATGTATGGATTATAAATTTGGATAAATCGAAAGAACGATGGAATGATATGCTTGATCAAGTAAAGGTACTTGACCCTCTTCCGGTAAATAGGTGGTCGGCAACAGATGGACGTAGCATGAAGGAACAGGATTTTATTGATGAGAAAATTCCAATTATAATTCGCCCCCAATTTGCTCTAGAATCAAAACAAGAACGGCGAAAAGGTGAAATTGGATGCTATTTATCTCACAAGAAACTCTTGGAACATTTATCAAAGCAAAAGGCGGAAGACGATGACGGCCATCTAATCTTAGAGGATGATGTGGAAATTGAGAAGGATACTCTTGATAAGTGGATTAAGGTTGCAGAGAATTTAGATAAGGACTGGGATATTTTTTTCTTCGGAATTCATGATCCTGTTTTACAGGAGGCTAAAAATGGAATTGCCAAAGTAACCAGTATACAAAGTCTGCACGCCTATATGGTTCGCCAAAAATCAATTCCAAAGATTTTGGAGCTTATTAATATTATGTATGATCCAATTGATGAAATTATTCGGTGGAATTCTAATAAACTGAACCTATATGCAATTGTACCTTTTGTAATAAAACAAAGAAAAAATTACATGTCTGATATACAAGGGAAAGTTACGTAAGCCCAAAGATTAGGTCCACACGCCCTTCACGAATATAAGATGGATCCATTTCACAAATCTCTTCTGGAGTCTTATTGGATGTTAGCAGAAGAATAAGATTTGGATACATACCAATATGAATTTCGTCCAAAATCTGGTTCCATCCTGACTTATCCCGTGTCTGAATAGTAAATTTCGAATTTGCTGGAATCCCTTCATGAATTTGTTTTAAAGGTCCATCAAATTCATCAAAGACTAGAATAAGTGGGTTTGTTGAACTAGGCTCAACTTCAGAATAAAGATTATATAGCGTATCACCTGGTTGCCAGAGTTTCAATGTATTGCAATAGGCAGATTTATACATATTTGCAAGAAGAATACCAACAATAGACTTACCAGTGCCTGGAGGACCGTGCAAATATACTACACTGTGGCCATATTCATCGTGGTGCTCTTTGACTTTATCCACAATAATTTGCTGTTGAGGCTTTGGGACAACAGAGTTGATTTTGACAAGTCGCTTTTTAAACCAACAGTTCGAATAGTTCCCAAATCTTTCATAAACAGTTAGATATTCTTTTGGGATTAGTTGCAAGCATCCTATTGGTTGGGGTTCTTCTTTAGATTTCGTCAGCATTTCATAAGATTCCTGTGTTGAAATAATCCATACATTATATACGCCCTCATTCATTGTCAAATGAAGGGCATACCAATATCCAAAACTATAGCCATAGTTCTTAGTATCATTTGTCTTGTGGGTACACCAGTCACCCATACGCTTTTGTACACGACTGCAGGTTTCATATTCAGTCAGATTATATAGGCGAACACCCCATAGTTGTGTGATAAGAAAGATACAGGTCCATGGAAGTTGGGAACAAATGTATCCTAGGAAAAGGTAATAGGCTTCATATGTCATTAGTAATAAATTATTACTAGTAACATAGATCAATTTTATTCTATTTATCTTCTTAAACGGCGCTTAGTTCTTTTTCTACGCCCACCTTCTGTAATAAAGCTTATAGTTCCATAACTTATTTTGAAGGGCTTTGTAGGGTTTTGTAGAATCATATTTTTATAGTGAGATATGTCTGTACTTGCATCTCTTAGCTCTTTTAGTCCGCCCTTATCACTTATAATGAATTTGAACTCTTCAGTAGGAATTGTTTTTGATGGTGGGATATAATGAAAATACTGGTTCAGATAACTTTCATCATTCCATTTTGGTTCATATGGGATTACTTTATCAATTGTCTGATTTTCAATAAGTGTCTTAACAAAGTTTATCATATTATTTTTCTTCCCTCCAAAAAATGCACCTAAATAGTACATTTGTGGAAAAGGGGTATCTAATGGTATAAATGCCTTTGAATTAGGATTTCTATCAAAATCTTTTTCACCTCCATAACGATTATTGAAATGTTCTCCAGCTACTATATCACCTAAAAACCAATCATCAAATGGCTTATCAATATCTGTGTCTGCATCAAAATAGTATAAATGGTCGGAATCACATGATTCTAATGATAAAATACTGCTGAATTTTGAGTTTGTAGCATCGACCCAGGTCTTATTAATAAGAGGAATATAGGTTACATTTTTAATATTGGGCAAATACGGCTTCGGATCTGTATCTGAAAATACGTAAAATTCTACCTTGTTCTTTGATTTATAGTATTTTACAAAGTTCTTGATAAATCGGAGTCCAAGAATAAAGTATGCATTTGTACAAAGAATTATTATTCCGATCTTCATCTATATATTATCGTTATTATCTAAATGTAATACATTCACATAACAACGACCAGACTGGGGTTCGAACCCAGGACTTCCCGGTTAACAGCCGAGTGCTCTAACCAACTGAGCTATCCAGTCATCGGGATGTCTTTGCACCCTATTTTATACTAATAGGGTGCGCTTTAAGTACCTTTACAGATGCAATAAAAATACGGGGAGTGGGGTTCGAACCCACGCGGATTTCTCCAGACGCTATCGCATAAGGCATTTTTTTTCCTTAAGGCGTCCTCCTTAACCACTCGGACATCCCCGTGTTTTTATTGCATTTTTGTAAAATCGTCTTTTTATAACACCATTTACGCCGTGGGCTTAACCGTCTTGGGGTAGTGGTGGTTGAGGTAGCGCTGGAGGTTGAAGTACGTGAGCTTGTCGCCCTCAGGGATGGCAAGGAGCTTCTGGAGCGCCGCATCAGGCGTGATGGCGTGCTTGTCCTTGAGGTTATTCTCCTTTACGTAGTTGTTGACACCCTTCGTTACCTGCGAGCGCGAGATAAGCGTGCCCTTGGCAAGGCGGAGGAACGTGCAGAGCTCATCCGTGACCTGTACGGGGCGCTCGAAGATGGAGAGCGTGCGGGGCTTGTCACCCTCGGCGCCATCCTCGACCTTCGCACGGCGCTTGCGCTTGCGGGCATCCTTGATCTCACGGTGCACACGCTTGTCAAGGCGCTTGACGTGGGCAAGAAGGGAGACAACCGTCTCACGAACCGTGTTAAGGTAGTTCGTGACGGACTTGAGGTCCTCATCGAGCGTCGTCGTAGGGACAACAGGCGCAGCGGCGGCCGCAACCGTCTCAACGGGCGTCGACGCAACAACAACAGGCGCCACGACGGGCGCGGCCTTGGCGGCCTTGGCAACCTTGGCAGGCTTGGCGGCCTCAACAACGGGCGCAACAACGGCGACCTCAACAACAACATCTTTCTTGGCGGCGGCAGGCTTACGTGCAACGGACTTAGCAGGGGCGGAACTCATCATACCAGATGCGGAGGAAGGATTTGACGACATTTTACGCGCTATGCTTCTCTATTGCACGTTAACTCTGTCAATTTTTATTTTCGGAGGGGCCAAATTCTTAAATTTAGGGGTATTTTCCCTAGTCATACTCTTTTATTTTTGAAACCGGGGTATTTTCATGACGGCCAACATGGTTCTGCGTTCAAATTCTACTAAATTTCTCAATAAGATTCAATGAATTACATTCCGGTTCTAAAATAGAGGCAATGAATGAACTCTTTACATCCTCTAGTAATGATATACGTAAATGCAGTAATATAAAGAGTAAAAAGTCGCCAGATATCCAATGTAAGTTGAATGCAATATATGGCGACTTTTGTAATAAACATTGGAAACATCCTTCTAGATTTACGACTAAGATTGAAGGACTAACTGCAAATAAAGTGACACAAAGGGCTGCAATAAAAATTCAAAAGGCTTGGAGAAAAGTAAATTCTTATTTAACGCTCTTTCACCAAGGACCCTGCATTAAAACACGTGGCTTAAGTACAAATAATAGTGAAGTATTTTCATTAGAACCTATTGAATCAATTCTAGATTTCTACTACTTTAGCTTTGCCGACACACAAAAGAATCTATGGACCTTTGATATTCGTTCAATTGCTCAAATGATTTCACTTGGAACGTTTAAGATAAATCCGTATAATCGCCAGCCAATAAATGAGCGAATTGTAAAAAAGGCTCTCAATCGTATAGCATGGCTTCGTTCTAGGAAGTATACCATTTTGTATCCGAGCAATAATGATTTAACACCGGATCAATTATGGAGACAAAAAATTCTAGATGTTTGCATGCGCCTAGAATCATTTGGGTTTCATATTTCATGTGAATGGTTTAGTGAAATGAGTTTGGAGACACATATTGAATTTTATAAATTCATGTATGAACTCTGGAATTATAGACTCGGTCTTAGTATACAAGCGCAGTGTGAAATAGTTCCGCCACCTGCAAATTTATTTAAGACACGTTATGAAAAGAAACACAATCTTCATTGGTGGGAAAAGGTGAATCTGCAATTGATTGAAACTCTTATTACAAGTTCTTCAAAAAAGGAGAGCCAACACCTTGGGGCCACATATTGTATGATGGGCTTTGTAAAAGTAAATAAGGATGCTGCGAATGCCTTTCCTTGGCTTTACGAGTCTTTATTTTAACCAGAAGGTGTTATAACACGATTATATACACAGGTTGAATCAACAATATTTGGGAAAAACTGCCCATTTTCCGGAGCCCTACAAGGAGGCACATAGACCATTGAAGGGTTTGTTATATCTTGCTGTGCAAATGGAGGCATATTATGGTTGTAGCATGGTGTAGGGACTAAAATGGGGCCTGTTGTTAGAATCTGGTTATCAGGACATATTGCACAATGCTCAGCAGATCTTAAGATATTTGTATATTCCATATTTGTGCCCTTTCCTCTAATACTAACAGTGCAAGCATCTGTTCCAATTGTATCAATAGTTGCACCAATGTTTCTGATATCACTAACTCTATCTGGAATACGTACACTGGAAGCCTGGGCTCTACGAATGTGCGTAATCTCACTTGAATCACGAACCTTTGTACGTGCTATGTATTTTATAGTCTCTTCTTGAAGGCGTGCCATGCGTTCTCCTTGTGACATTGCCATTTTTCTATTTATAGGCGCACAAAAATTTTTGGCCCCCGAAAAATAAAAATTGAGAGCCCGTGCGCCCTAGGAGTTAACTATAAGAAGAATGTCCTCTGTTGTTTCGCCTTCTAGCTTTAATGCCTCGAATGTTACGTTTTCCCCTGTGAAGCTACTTGAGTCTGGTGGCAAGCAGGCGTACCTGAACTATGATAATCGTCCCCTTGTAATGCAGGTCGGCTCACTAGAGACGCCCTTTGGTCTATCAGTCTTTGACAAGATTCCTGGTGCCGCGCCAAAGTACACGGTTGAGCTCAATCTTCGTGGCCACGATGACCCTGTAGGTAATCCTAAGACGGCGAGCATCTTCAATGCCCTCAACTCTCTTGATGAGTATCTTATTGATACAGGTGTAAAGAACAGCCGTGCTTGGTTCAAGGCGGATCTTAACCGTGACATGGTAAAGATGCTCTACACGCCTACGATGAAGTTCGCTAAGGATGCGGAGGGCAATCTCAAGCCCTATCCTCCCACCCTTAAGGTCCAGCTTCGTCAGCGCGACGGCAAGTTTGAGACGGCCGTCTACGACGACAAGAAGCGCCCTCTTACGGATGTTCCTCTTGAGGATGTGCTTGTCAAGCGCTCAATGCTCACCGTTCTCATCCAGTGCACGGGTGTTTGGATCACGGGTGGTAAGTTCGGTCTAAGCTGGAAGGCCGTGCAGATTCGTGCTGACAAGATTCCTGACAGCATCCGTGGGTTTGCCTTCCTTGAGGACGGTGAGGCGCCAGCTTCATCAAAGCCTGCTCCTGTTGTGTCAAAGGCTCTTCCTCCTCCACCTCCATCAAACCAGTTTGCGGGTCTTGATGACGATGTAGATGATGAAACGGCTCTTCGTCCTGCTGCTACAGCCGAGGATGAGGACGAGGACCTTGAGGAGGCGCCCATTCCAGTTCCTGCAAAGAAGCCTACTGTTGTAAAGAAGGTTGTCAAGGCTCCTGTTAAGAAGTAATCAGATTCACTAATAAAAATCATACTAAACATTTTTTATGATTTTTATTGATTTCTAACAATAACTCATTACTGCGTTATATTGCACCCACAGCCATTCTTACCAGTATATGTGTAAGCAGTGGCGCAATAGCATCCACCCTGATTGCGAGCAACAACTACATCAAGTGTGGCATTTCTTGCCTGTTCAGGACGAACACTTGTTCCATTATTAACAGCAACAACATTCTGTGACTGGAAGGCATAAAGAGCCATGGCTCTACGAACACGTGTTAGTTCAGACGCACTATAATTTGTGACAGGCATTTCTACGCACTGCAGAGAAATTAAGTAAGGCCAAAAGACGGTCGGTTTGGCACTGGGCATTTTGTACTTGCCTTCGGTAAATTAGCATTTAATATTGCTGTAGGTACCGGAGGGCATGGTGGTGGCGGTGGAATACGATAGTATTGAGCAAATCTTGCAAGTGGATCATTCGGATTAATAGAGCTGTCTAAAACACATTGTATGCGTTGTTGAGTTAGTTCAGATGATAATTCGCATGATAGTCCAATAGTCGGATTAGGACATGCTTTTTTAATAAGATAGTCGCTCTCTAAGGGAACTTCTTGGTAATATTTTGTCTTCACACAATTTGTTTTACACGGCGCCCCATAAATTTGCTGGGCTCTTATAAGTGCAGACTGTATATCTTGCTCTCTAGCTTTATAGATTAATTGATTAATTCGTGCTCCTTCGCTCATTGTCCCTTCTAGCCCTTAGCCTCAATTTGTTTTTTACGAAGCATCTTCTCACGTAAAAGAGTCGGGAAGCCCTTTTGGTATCCTGAACAATTAAGGGAAAATGGTGGAAGATTCGGGCGTTTTGTTGCCCTGTTAGCCTCTACCATCTGAATAAATTTCGGAATTGTCCTGTCAATTCCATAAATCCGTTTTTTCATATTTGTGGTAAAAATACTTATGGCATACCATGTTGTAATAAGTGTGTCAAGAGATGCAATATTGATATTGCGCCCATCATGTGTATTAAAAGTTAAATATGAGTTACAGGAAATTTCCTGGAGAATTATAACAACCGGTATTGACTTATATCTTACTTCTGCATATTCTGGAACAAATTCACCCTTTGCGCTCTGAAAATATAATTCTATATGTTTACTTCCCAAGTATCTCATAATTGTGGCAGATTCCTCCTTGACATTCGGACTAAAGATCCCAATTACTCCTGTAAATTTCGTTAATTTGAAGGTGTCTCCTTGCCGACTTAGAACATTTTTGTAAAATTTCTCCAAGGGTCCTGTGAAAATTATACGCTCCATTTCTAAACAATAATTTAGGGCTCTTTGTTGCATTATTGGATCTGGTTCAATTTCTAGCTGGCGTGAAATCTTCTGTGTTTGAGCCCTTTTAGCCCTTGGAGGAAATGAACTATTAATAAGCTGTAGGCGTTCATATACCTTTTCCCAACGTGATACCATACCTCTTGGGCGACTAATTTCCAAATACATCATCATTCTAAGAATATCAGGATCAGTATAATACATGCCCTCACGAATAAAGGCACGTTTTTGTAGAATTGTATATAGCGCTTCAGAAATTCGTGTAATATCTGCAACAGGAACAAAATTCACCAGAATTTTACTTGTGCCTTCATGAATTCCAATTTTGTGATATACATTTGCAAATCCCTGTGCCTTTAATGCAGATACAATCATACTTACATCAGCATCTAGGTCTGGTGTATAAAAGTCATAGTCGGGAAGATCCAGGTCGGGATTATAGAAGCGTTTTTTTAAAGGGAGAATCATGTTCATTGCTGTACCCCCATAGCAAACGCGCTTCCTCTCTTTAATAAATTTTCGGACAACTTCTAGGGCTTTTAATAATTCATCATTATGAGCTGCCTCATACTCTAGGCGCTCTTGAGCAATATCAATTGCAGTTTTCAGCCTTTTTTCAATTTGTAATTTACTCTTATCATCCTTATTTTGTTTATATATATCCTCCTCCATCTATTAAGAGTCTATAAATTTGGACCAGACGAGCGATAATTTGTAGGCTTTACAGTATAAAATGGCTCCCCTTTCCATGCCTTCATTTTCCCTTTTAACACGTCGATATCTTCTCCAAATAAATTAAGTAGTATGCAATTTACACTGTTACGTTCAAGTAATAAATTAATGGCAGGAAGCGTAGGATTTTTCATTTGTGATGGCATCACAATTACAAAGCGTGACTTTCCCTTTATTGCAAAAGCATCCCTGTCATCATCACTCAGCCCAACAATCGATTTAGATGATACGACAATAGCATTTGGTATTTCACCATTATGAGGCACATCAGAAGCACCAAGAGAATTACTTTTAGCATCTAAGTATACTCTTATATTGACCATAAAGTCTAAGTCGTATTTAGGATCAATTTGTTCCATTCCAAGTGTTTTTAAGTTTCTAAAAATAGTTGTATCAAGATTACAGAGAATGAGTGCTTTTTTCTCAAAAGTTGTAATAGGAGCGTGAATGAGTGCTGACTCATTCATCTGGCGCTGGTAATTTCCAGATGACGTATTTTTCACCATGTAATCCTGTAATGGTTGAAGATCGCTGGAAACAGCGCTTAAAAATCTCACGTATTTTTCAGGATCTCTTAGAGCATTAGGTGTGCGTTCAAAGTGAAGATAGACTACTATAGGTTGAGAACCACTTAACAGTGAGTCGGCAAAGGCATATGCTGCAAGGGTCTTTGCAATTTCCTTTATACTTCCGCTATTTGCACTAATTAATTTTCCTGCGTCATCTCTGTAGAGAAGAGTTGGAATAAAAGGCTCCTCGAAATTGGCAGAATCCTTCTTTGCCTCTAAGAATCCAATTTGTAGTGTAAAAAATCGTATTCCCGCTTTTAAGGCTGACTGTATTCCAACACTTGTGTCAAAGGTTCCATCAGATTCATTGGGTCCAATATAGGCCGCCTGTTTTACACCAAGCATTTGAAGATTTACAAGACTTGTCTCAGGAGCACTTGAAGGATTCGCAAAGGATTCTATGGAAGCTATTCTATCTGCAACAATTTTTGCAATATCAACTTTTGACTTTTCTAATTGTGGCCTAACCATAAATTTATATATCAAAAATGATATTAAAAATCCTATTGTTATACAAAATATGAAAATACCTAATTTTGAAACTGGCTTGCCTGTAAATACATTTGCATATATTTTAAGTATGGTCATTGCTAAACCAAATAAAAATAGAATAATACCCATAAATACCATTTGCATAGAAATAGCAAAAATGCCTAGAGCGGTTGGATCTGTAATTGGCTTACGCCCAAAGAAGCGTCGCGCATCTTGAAAAAACTTTGCTGCAAATTCAGGCATACCAACTGCCATCAAGCCATTTAATTCAATGGTATCATCACTTAGTTTAACTGCTGAAGCAACTCCATTGACTAAATTTCCTATACCACCTAATATATCCATTCTTCTTCTAACTAAGATACTTCTTTACAAATTCACTACAACTAATCACTTCCACGCTTTTAGACTCGCGGGCCTTCTTAATCTTTGCAGATTCATTTGTATTATCATCGGGCGTTACAAGAATTTTAACAGATGATGTGAGACTTTGTGCAAGCGTGTAGCCCTTTGCCTTCAGGCCCTCCTCAAGAGCCTTATTACGAAACCCTGTAAAGCATACTAGACCCTTTGAAGCAATTGGTACAACAGCCGTCTTAGGAAGAATGGGATAGGGAATCCAATAGAGTTCCTTTGTACGCCAAGCCTCATAATTCTTAAAACACTCCTGAAAGGCCTTAAAAGTTTCCTCCGTCCAGCCCGAAGGAATAGAAGATGTACTAGTCCATTGCCGTGGGTCGGGAACATTCTTAAAGAGAGAGGATAGCTTCGCCTCACCAGTTCCACGAGGAATTTGATTCGATGCAAGAATGAGTGCCATCTCTGTAAGAGTTGGCGACGTTACTAGGGTTCGCAGATTGGCATAAAGTGTCTTTCCTGACTTGGGGCCTAGCGTCTTGCAAAGGTCGGCCTCAGATGCCTCCCATAGTGCACATGGAGTCTTATAGCCGGCGCCTACAAGGCTAGTAGCAGACGCTGGGCCTAATCCCTGAATATCAAGAGTTTTTGCAAAGTGGTAAAGTTGCGTGGCCTTTTGTTCCTCCGAAACAGATGTAACACAAATATGCGTGGCAGAATTTGCCGCCCCATTCCACTCCCAGTTAAGCAGTGGCGACGGAAGAGAAGGAACAAGCGCCGGAACAATGACACTATCAAGGGTCGGAATCACATCACCGCTCCTACGAATCTTGATTAGTGCGCCAGGGCCCAGAACCTTATCAACAATGGTTCGTGCATTGTGCCCAGTACAATACTCAATAGTTGCACCATTAATAACAATAGGATCAAAGCGAATCTTCGGAATGAAATAGCCCTGTGCAGAGGCCGCCCAAATAATCTCCTTAATGGTGGTGGTTGCCGACTGATCCGATACGGGCATCTTAAAGGCCACACAGTCCTTTGGATTCTGAATAGGACCAGTCATGGTCTTCAAAGACTGAATAGGGACCTGATTGACACCGACTACAATGCCATCGGTATCGTAAAGACTGTCTGCACGGCGTTCAGTGAATTTGCTAGAACAGATTGACTCACTAGGAGCCTTGACAATTTCCCACCACGGTACAAGGAAATTCTGCGCTATTAGCCATTCAAACTGCTCTGACCGCTTGAGTCCAGTAGGGTTATGGACCTCATAGGCAAGGAACTCAATCTGGCCTAGGAGTTTCTTATCGGGCGTCTTGTGGTGCAGAAGACCGTTCACAATGTTGCGCCCATTAATAAGGTCCTTAGAACGCTTCATAATGAGTTCCCCACGAAGAATCCATGATTCGGCACTTTGCACTAGGCCCTGAATGTGCGGTACCATAGAAGATGGAATCATATAGCCCTCAACGCCATTACCACGAAGGAAGAGTTGCTGTTTGGCAGGAATCCATAGGGCGCTTAGGCCGTCAAGTTTCTCAGAGAAGACATATTCAGTTGCAGAGCTGAGAAAGCGTTCCAAGCGCTTTTCATTGAGTTTAATCTTGTCTAATGAGGGCATACGAACAGGAAGAGGGTGCACAGATGAAGGAGTTGCACCGACATTTAGAAGAAAGGGATTCTCAGGATCACGCTCCCTCAGAGTCTCCACTAGACTGTCATAACTCTCGTCATCCATGAGAAGGTCCCCGCCATTGTAGTAGGCTTCGGATGCCGTTATAAGAAGGTCAACAAGCGCATATGTGGAGTCCATCTTTGTATAATACTATATACTAAGATAGGTGCTTCAATTTTTTAAAATTTCTCCCGTTTTTAAAAATTGAGGCCTAAAGGCTCCCCTCCTAGACTATTAGGAGGTCCTATCGTCCAGTGGTTAAGACTTTGGGCTTTGAACCCAGAAACCGGAGTTCGATTCTCCGTGGGACCATCCTGCTTGCGTTGATAGTTCAGTGGTAGAATGCAACTCTTCCAAGGTTGTAACGCGGGTTCGATTCCCGCTCGACGCATCCCCCAAATATGAAAAAAACCAGGAAATATTGGAACAAATATAAAAAAGAAAAGAGAAAACAATAAAAAACCAAAAAAGAAAAATATAAAGTAGCAAAGGGGACCTTGGCTACAAACCCACAACCTGCCGTTTTAGCTCAGTTGGATAGAGCGTCCGCCTTCTAAGCGGAAGGTCGTGGGTTCAAGTCCCACATGCGGTACTTTCGCCCTTTTAGCTCAGTGGTAGAGCACCAGCTTTGTAAGCTGTAGGTCATGAGTTCGATCCTCATAACGGGCACTTTTTTTATGCTTTATTAAAGTATAAAAAAATTGCTCTAAACATCTAAATAGAAATATATATGCATTAATAAATGGGAACAGGCGAAATAGGATTCGTCTTTGAATCCTTAATTGAACGTACATTAACACAATTAATTGAACCTTTAAAGGTAAAGGGCTATAAGTCAACTCTTTTTTCCGAACAAGCCATACGAGATAATTTCAACGAACAGTCGCTAAATGGTGTTGACCATCTTTTTGAAATTGTCGACACTTCAGGAAATTATACACTCTTCCTATTGCAGGAAAAATGGAAGCTTATGACAAATCAACGGGAAGTTAGCCAATTTTTAGACTGTTGTTCTCGTATTATATCACGAATTCCTATTGATAAACGTGGGAAGATCTATAGACTCTGGGTAACTAGATCACAGCCGTCCCTAAATGGTGAAAAATCGCTTAATGAGGGTGGTGCCTACATTATACAGTCTATGACTTCACAAGCGCTTCTAGCGCAAATTACCGGACAAATTATATGCGAACTTATTGGAGATAAGACACTTGCAAACCCTATGATTGCAACTATGCATTCATTACTTCCTGTAGAAGAGCCTATAGCACCGATCGTCTTAGATGAGTCTAAAACGGCTCCGTTGCAAACATCATCATATAAGATGCAGGTAAAAGTAACAAAAAATTGAAGAAGGTCTTGGCTAGTAATTAGGATAACGAAGATGCATCACGTATATGTTATTGTGGAAAATGGTGTCCCATATCCAAATGCATATATATGTTTTGAAAAGGCTATTCTTGCAGTTAAGGCAGTACATGCCGAGGAAATTAATAGGCAACTAGAAGAGGCAGATGGTGATTATCCAATCTGTTCAGACTTAGATGTTCTAGAAGATACTGCAAAAGGTATTACGTATCTCTATGTTGAAAAGGGCATTAATATTGAAGTGCATAAGTTGCCGGTCTTATGATTTTAGAAGCCACCCAATTTCTTCATATATGCATCCATAGCAGAATCGTATGCCTGCATTTGTGTGAGCGCCTCTTTTTTCTTTTCCTTCTGCTTCACGGGTGCAGCAGTCCGTGTTTTAAAGGCTTTTGCAAGTTCCCCAGTCTTAGCAGGAATCTCGTAGGA